ATGGCCCCGACGTTACATGTGTTTCCGGTTCAACCTGTCTGTGACTTCCCGGTTGGACACCCCTTGCGCGAATATTCTCTGGCCCGTTGGATGATCCGCATCATGCCTTTTCACACGTTCAATTCTTCCCTGCCGCGGTCATCCCGCGCCAGAGCCGAGATCAGGGAAGCGCTCGCCAGCCTTCCCGGAGCGGAGTTGGTTGTGGGCGGCGCGATCCTGTTTGGCCTGTTGATGGCCGGCTGAACGGCGGAGGCACGCCCCGTTCAGCGGGGTGACCATCGCCCTATCCGCCTTCCAGCCCGGCGATCCTTTTCAGCACGGCCTTGACGTTCGACACCTGCCAGTTCCCGCCGCGCCTTGTCCTGATGCCACGGGCCGCGAGTTCTGCGGCGATGGCCCGGAGCGAGGTCGCGCCGCCGGCCCGGATGTCTGCGATGACGGGGGCAAGGTCGCGGGCAAAGCCCTGGGCATTGGCGGTGACGGCGGCGCGCAGGGCGGCCCCGCCCTTGCCAGCCCGCCGCAGGCTGGCGGCGCCGTTCGGATTGCCGAGCCGCACCCCGCGGGACCGGGCCGCGGCAAGGGCCTCCTTCGTCCGCCGCGAGATCGCCTCGCGCTCGGCTTCCGCCACCAGCGCCATGATGCCCACCGTCAGGTCATTGGCCTGCGGCATGTCGCAGGCCAGGAACTTCACCCCGCTGTCCCTGAGGGCGAGCAGGAAGGCCGCGTTGCGCGAGAGCCGGTCCAGCCTGGCGATCACCAGCGTGGAGCCGGTCACCTTCGCCAGATGCAGGGCGCGCGACAATTCCGGCCGGTCGGCCCTGCGCCCACTCTCTACTTCGGTGAACCGCGCCAACACCTCCGCACCTCGCGCCGCCGCGAATGCCCCGATCGCTTTGCGCTGTGCCTCGAGGCCGAGCCCCGACAGCCCCTGCCGCGCCGTCGACACCCGCTCATAGGCCACCAGCCGCCCTGCCGCCGCCATTCGTGCTCCCCCGTACAGACCTGCGTAACGTTCGTTGCGCAGAAGGGTACAGGATAGGTCGCCATGAAGTGTAGCGATTTCAATGATCTAATGGCAGAAGCATGACTTGTGCGGTCGAACGTCGTCGTCTGTGCCCACCGGCGGAGAGGCCGCTTGCGTCAAAGTCTGGTGGCGTCGGGGCTGAGGGTGATCACCCCTTTGGCATCATCGCCCTCATCAAGCATCCTGTCCTCGTCGCCAGCCGCGGAGATGATGATGCGGCGGATGATAACTGGCGGCTCCGCAGTTTGCGGCGTGCCCTGCACGACAATGCGCGACCGTGCCGCCGGGGTCAGCCCGATCTCGGCCATGTAGCGGCCCATCAGTTCCATCTGCCGGTTGGCCACCGACAGCCAGGGCGATTGCTGCACATAGCCCGAGGGCGTGCGGATCAAGAGCGGGGTCTCGCGCAGCTTCTCCTCCGCCTCCACCCAGCGGCCCCAGGCCTGGCAATAGGCTGCCAGCACCGCCCGGTCGATCACCGTGATCACCCCCATGTCGTGCAGCACTCCGACAAGTCGGCGCCATTCCCTGCGTGCCTCGGCACCAAGATGGGAGGGGCAGCGCGGCAGATCCCGCGGCGGCGCCGGTTCGGCATGGTTCCACGCCCGCTTGCCGCGGTTGCCCTCGGCCCGGCGCCAGGCGCTCGGCTTACGGGGCGGCCCGCTCATGGCAGCCGGTCCTGCAAGGCATTGAAGAGCCGGCGCAGCCCATAGCCGCGCAGCAACGACAGGGCAGTGAACACCGTTGCCACCATCGCATTCTCGGCCAGAACAAGGTCATGACCGAGCGCCGGGAACAGCAACCGCTGTGCCCAGAGGGAGAGCAGGAAGCCCACCACCGTGCCCGTGAGGCTTTCGAAGGCCGAAGCGCTAGGGGATTGACCAGTGGTCATTTGCCCTGTCCTTCTCCAGTTCGATGGTGTCCGCTGCCTGGCCACGCTCGCAGATGGCCAGCATCTCGCGCAAAGTCTCGTCGCTCAGCCGGGTCAGGTCGAGCGTGCTCTCCGGCAAACTGGCCGGCGTGGCGACTTCCAATGTCTCGCGCCAGCCCCCTTGCGTCTTCAGATAGAAGATCATCGCCGTGACATTGCCGGCCCGGGCCTTGGTAACCAGGCTCTGCGCCACCGCACCCACCGTACGCGCCTTCCCCCGCTTATAGCGTTCGGAAAGATCGGGATCCCGGTTCATCAAGGCGAAGAAGGTCGTCCGGCCGATGCCGAGGAAGTCCGCGATCTGCTCGGCGTTCAGCACGGCGGCGAGCGTCTCCACCTCGGCCCGCTGCGCGTCGGTCACGGTGACTGGCGGACGTCCTGTCACGGGCCCCCCTCCGCAGCCCGCTCGGCGCTCACGGTCGCAAAGGTCTCTCCCGTCGCCTCCAGCACCGCCTCGCGCCCGGTGAAGGCCTGCCAGCGGGCCACCGCGACATCGACGTAAGGAGGATCCAGTTCCAACGCATGGCAATGCCGCCCGCAGGTCTCCGCCGCGATGATCGTGGTCCCCGATCCGGAGAAGGGCTCATAGACCGCCTGGCCGGGCGAGGCATTGTTCAGCATCGGCCGACGCATGCACTCGACCGGCTTCTGCGTCCCATGGACCGTGGCCGCGTCCTGGTCCCGGCTCGCGATCTGCCACAGCGTGGTCTGCCTGCGGTCACCGGTCCAATGACCCTTGCCCCTGGCCCGCACCGCATACCAGCACGGCTCGTGCTGCCAGTGATAATCGCCCCGGCCGAGCACCAGCCGCTCCTTGGCCCAGACGATCTGGCTGCGGATCGCGAAGCCGGTGACGACAAGGCTTTCGGCCACCGTGGTGGCATGCAGGGCGCCGTGCCAGACATAGGCGACCTCGCCCGGAAACAGCTCCCAGGCCTCGCGCCAGTCCGCCCGGTCGTCATTCAGCACCTTGCCGGTGCGCCGCGTCTCCGAAAGTCCCGCCCGATTGCGCCAGGCCGGATCATAACCCACCCCATAGGGCGGATCGGTCACCATCAGATGCGGCACCACGCCAGCGAGAACGCGGGCCACGGTCCCCGCATCCGTCGCATCACCGCAGATCAGCCGATGCGGTCCGAGGCACCACAGGTCGCCCGGACGGGAGACCGCGACCGCGGGCGCCTCCGGGACATCCTCCTCCCGGGCATCCGGCTGCCCTGCGTTCAGCAGCGCATCCAGTTCCCTCGCCTCGAAGCCGAGGCTTCCCAGGTCCACCGCCATCTCGCGCAGATCGCCCAGTTCCAGCGCCAGCAGGTCGCGATCCCATCCCGCCTGTTCCGCAAGCCTGTTGTCGGCCAGCACATAGGCCCGCTTCTGCGCCTCGCTCAGATGGGCAAGCTCGATCACCGGCACCGCCCCCAGCCCCAGCTTGCGCGCCGCCAGCACCCGGCCATGGCCGGCGATGATGCCGTTCGTCCCGTCGACCAGCACCGGATTGGTGAAACCGTATTCCCGGATCGATCCCGCGATCAGCGCCACCTGCGCCTCCGAATGGGTCCGGGCATTGCGCGCATAGGGGATCAGGTCGCCAATCGGGCGGTAGTCGATCGTAAGGGTCCGTCCGCCGTCCATCTGCGCCTCCCATCCCCCCGGGCCGCAACAAGCGGCATGTCCAGAGGGGCTCAGGACAAGGATATCAGATGGGGCAAGATATTGTAATAATGACAATAAATGCTGATTGACGACAGATGGAGACGATGCCGGACAGGAGTGAAGCCATCGCCATCGCGCATCCCTGTCGCACCGAAGCGCCCGATCAACCCGGCTTCCATTCCGCAAGGGGGCCGACTGCGCCCTCGAGCAGCCGTCGCGGGTCGGACGCAATCGCCTCGATCCACCAGGCCCGCTGCCAGGAGCGGCCCCGGCCGGGACGGCGGTAGGCAGCCGATTTAAGCGACATTTCCCTATAAGGATTATCTATAGGGATTTGTCGCTTAAATCCTGCCCTCTCCAACGCCTTCTGCGCCTGCTTCTCGTCACTGAACAGCCCCGGATGCAGCACCGCCGCATCGGCTGGGCTATCCACCGCCAGTCCCGCCAGCAGCATGCGCTGGATGATGTCCGGCATCACGGCTTCCCAGGCCAGCACGCGATCGTGGACCAGCGGCAGGGCAACGTCTGCCAGAACCTGGACCTCGAGCGGATTCGCCGCTGTCCGGTTCACCCCGCGACCCCGGCCGATGGCCTGGATCACTTCATCGTCGCAAACAGCCGAACGCATGAGTTCTGCGAGCGGGTCCTCGTGCTCGATCGCGACGATCGGGCGCCGGGATCCGTCCCGCATCAAGAGGCCCCGCCGGACCCGATGGTAGGCACCCATGGGCACATGTCCGAGGTAGGCGCTGGTGATGTGCCCAAGATCCTCGTTTCCGGGCAGCGGCCGGCCGATGACGATCAGCAGCGCCACGTCCTTGTAGGCATCCAGTCCGGCGATGGCCTTGAAGTGTCCCGTCTCGACACCTGGTATTCCGGCGAAGGCCGGTTCGATCTGCTTGTAGGTGACCACCAGTGTCCTGCCCGGCGCAACACGGGTCGCTTCCCAGCGGACATGGTCGACGCAGTCCCGGAGCCGGTTCCGCCGCCGCCGCGCCTCGTCCGGAGCGGCCTTCGGATCCTCCACCAGGGATGACTTGCCGAAGCTGCCCTGCACCGCGGTCAACCGCATCTGCGGCATGGACGCAGCGATCTCGATGACATCAAGTCCTGGCAGCACCGTCCCGGCAAGGCCAGGTCGCAGCGTGGCGTCGAGATGCAGGATCGGCAGTTGGGCGAGGTCCTGATCGATCCCCTGCAGGCGGGTCACCTCGATGGAAGCGGCGCCGGTCCCGGGATCAGGCGGCATGACCCGGACACGACCGTCCTGGTCTTCGGCCCCCTGCAGGCAGCCCTCCAGGGCATGGAACAGGGCCTCGCGCCGGACCGACCGATTGGCGTCCCAGCTGAGTTCCGCCGCGCGTCGGCGCGCCCCCTGCGGCAGGCCCGGGCGCAGGCCGGGATCAACGCGCAGCCGGATTTCCAGCGCGGCGGCGGTGGCGCATGCCGCGACAGTGAGACCTGCGTCGACAAGGTGCTGCCTCATCAGCGGGCCCGCCCCGTTGGCCCGCAAAGCGTCACTCGCCAGCGTCCGGAGGCGGAAGAGCTCGGTCCAGGCGGCTTCCTCCTCCTCGGGATCGTCCAGTCTCGGCGTGTCGACGGCCTCGGCCGCAGTGATCTCCGCGAGGCCAATCCGGGTCCGACGGACGGCTCGCTCCCAGCAGCCCTCGTCGATCACGATCAGCGCTGCCTTGACCGCCGGCACCGACAATCCGGTGAAGAGGCTGTCATAGGCCGCCAGAACCACATCGGCCTCTTCGATCTCGCGCAGGTTCTCCTGCTTGGCACAGGCGTCGAAGGTGTGACAACGGGCGCCGCCGCGCCGCATGCAGGCATTGGGGAAGGCAGGAAGCCCGGACGCGATAGCCAGCCTCACCATGTCGAGATCCCGGCACATGGTCCGGCCAAGCCCGGGCACCATCGCCTCGTAGCCGCGATGGACGGCAACGCGCAGATTGTCGCCCGCCCAGCCGAGCGCCGCCTCGTCCGCCAGCGCCAGGGATGGCACGAAGACGAGGATGCAATGCGGAAGGCCGGCCTCCTTCAGCCGCTGCTGCAATGCAAGAAGTTCCCGCCGTGAGACCGCCGACTTTCCGAGGCCGACGCTGGCGCGGAGGCCGGTCCGTGGACCCGGTTCCTCGCACCCCGAGGCGCTCCAGTCCTCGGCCGAACGGCAGAATGCTGCGATCGCTTCCGCGAGCTTTTCCCGGGCGTCGCCGACGGGCAGGCCGGGCTCGACCTCGACGGGCTCCGCGTCCGGAGATGCGCGTGGCGGCAGACGGCCAGCCGCTGCAAGGCCGAGCTTATCGCAGACCTTCGTCAGAGCATCATGGAGATCATAGGACGTCGAGCTGTCCTTCTTGCCCCGGGACAGATCGGTGGTTGCGCTGAACCGCTGCCAGGCGCGTTCGGCCAGGATGTCGGGGGCCAGGGTTTGATCGGCATCGATCGCGTCGTGAACCGCGTGATAGGCGATCGTCGACAACCAGCCGTCACGCCCGTCGACGACAATCCCATCGGCATCGCGGACCGGGCCGGTCGCAGGACCCGCGTTTCCACCTCGCCGTGCCCGACGTTGCTGCTCCCCGATCGGAGGGAGGAGCGCTGCAAGCTCGAACAGGAGATCGCGGCAGATGGCCTCGTCGACGAGTGGCAGGTCGGCAAGCGGCAGATCGAGCGGCGTGTCGCCGGCTGGCCAGTAATACGGCTGCCCGGTGTCCGGGTGGATGCCAAAGGCCACGAACTGCTGGCCGAGGCCAAGGAATTCGAGCTTGCGTGCAGACAGTTTGGCAAAGGGCGTTTCGGTTCGCGCGAGATAGAGCCGTTTCGGCCAGAGTCCGACGCGCATTGGCAAACTGCCAAGCCTGCCCTCGACGATCCGCCCCATCTGGTGCGCGGTGTCGGGGTCAAGGACATCTATATCGATGCCGACGAGCTGTCCGGTTCGCAATCCGACCCCGGACATGGGAAACGTCTCGATCCAGCGGGATACCTGCGCTTCGTCGATCCGGGCTGTCGTCCAGGCGTCCACAGCCGGGCGTTTTGTTCCTGCGAGGATCGGCAGCGGTTCAAAGCCATTGTCGAGAAGCCGGGCCGCCAGATCGCCATAGCCTTGACCGGCCATGCCGAAGGGGCCGCCGCCGGCAGCCTGGCTGTCTTCCCTGTTGTCTTGCGCGGGTCCGGACTGGCGATCCCGCGCCATGGGTCAGTCCGGCGTGAAGCTCTGCCGGGCCTCGAAGGCCTCGACATCACTCAGGCGATAGAACACCAGCCCGCCGAGCCTCACCCAGGCCGGGCCGTAGCGAGCCTCCCTCCAACGCTGCAGCGTGCGCGGTGCCAGGCGCCACCGCGCCGCAAGTTCGCGTGTCGTCAGCAGGGAGGGCTGTGGCGGATGCGCGCCGGGATGAACCGTCATCAGGCCGCCCCCCGGCGATGAACCAGGGGCAAGGCCGCGGCACCGCCCTGGCAACCCTGCTCGCGGGCAAGGAAGTACAGCGCCTCCAGCGCCGCGCGTTCGGCGGGCGTCAGCACCGCCCGGCGGTCGAGGGCAAAGGCCAGGTCATCGAGCGTCGCTGTTGCGACCTCCACCTCGCGCGGACCGAGGCGGCACGGGCCGAAGACGCTGATCATCCGCGGCAGTGCCGCGAGGGCGAGACTGGCCGCAAGCGGGGAATGGCGGCGATCAGACATCGGCCACCGCCCAGGCCTGAGGCGGTCTCACGGCCGGATCAGGGGCCGGCATGCCGATCGCATCCTCGCCATCATCGGCATAGATCGCCAGCAGCGGCGTGCCGTCGGCGTGATGACCGGCATCCTCGATCCGGTAGCTGCGATTGGAGGCGCAGACTTCCGCCAGTTCCCAGCGGCGGTAGAAGCCCGGCAGGCGGCGGAACTCGCCGGGCGTGGTGGCAATGATGCAGGTCATCGATGTCTTCCCCTGTTCCGAGTGGGGCGCCGAGGGGCGCTCACAGGGGAAAAGCCAATCGCGCAGGCCGGATGGGACATCGGCTCAGGGGATTTCCACGAAGGCGGCCCGAAGCCTGCGCATCGCGCGCTGGTAGCGTTTGCGGGCTGCCTCGTGGGTGAGACCGAATTCGGCGGCCACCTCCGCCTGGCTGTATCCCTCGATCGCCACACGGATCACCAGCAGGGCATCGATGCCGAGCAGCTTCCGCAGTTCATCCTCCAGGGCTGCCGCCTCCGCAGCCTGCTGGCCTCCGGCCCGATCGGCGGGCAGGTCATCGGGAGCGGTGATGCTGGTGAGGAATGTGTGCTCTGCCCGCTTGCGATGTGCGCGGATCATGTCGCGTTCGACATTGAGCAGCACCGTGGCCGCGATCCAGGTGACGCGCCCGAGATCGAGTCCGCGGACCGCCTCGGTCGTACGCGACATGATCTCCGAGGTGATCTCCTCGGCGGAGCCGATCCTGCGCCGGATCGATCGGTGCCGGATCGCGTCCAGTCCCGGCCAGAGCGCCAGCAGCATCACGGTCAGCGCGCAATCCGACACCGGACCATCGGACTGCGCCGCCTCGACGAGGGCTGTGAGGATCAGCTTCTTGTCGTCGGATGCGTCCCTTGTGCGATGCAGCCCGTCGAACAGCGCCACCGGATCGCGGAATGGGGCTAGCGCAGCATGCGCCTGCCGCAGGGCCTCAAAGCTGCGCTGGAACTGAAGCCTGGACGAGGATCGCATCAGATCCTCGCGGATCTCGTGCCAGGAAAAGGACACCGGACGCCAGCCTTTCGGCCGGGCGTCCAGCGCCTCTCGGGGACCAGATCAGGGCGTCATGCGCCTCTCGGGGTTGAAGGGGACGGGGGAAGGCGCGCTCTAGCGCGCCGGCCCGCTCGTATGATTCAGCGTGCCGCAGCCGCGGCACTTCGCCTGGACCGGAAAGCCCGTGAAATACTCGTGCCCCCGCGCGAAGCTCACGTGCATCCGGCCTTCACGGAACACGCCAAGCACGCCGCCGCAGCAGATGCAGCGCCAGGTCGAGGACGGGGTGGCGGGCGGGGTCTTCTGCGTCGCGCCCGACCGGCGCAACGATGCGGGCGGGCGAGAGGGGAAGGGAATCGGCATCGGAGTGCTCCTTGGTTTCAGGAGCAATCCAGATGGATCAGCGAATCGGAGATTGTCAGACCCCCCAATCGGAGCCGGATCGGAGCCAGCCGTTACACGGCGATCTCCCAGGGCCCTTTCTGGCCGAGACTTCTCAAAAAGTTACCCTTCAGCTTGTCCCAGAGCGGCTGCTTGAAGATGTTCGGCAGGGACTGGCCTTCGGCAATGCCTCTGACAAGATCACCCGTCGTCATCGGCGTCGGGCCATTGTTATGGGCATCCACCAGCCGCTGAATGATGGCGATACGGTTTGCACCCTTGATGTCGATGGTGGCTTTTCCAGGTACGAAGAGGGTGGCCATATTCTCCCCGGAACGGGTGAGCCCGACCGCTTGTCCGCCACGGGCCAATATCCGGTGACGCCGAAACACGGACCGGAGCTTGTCTGCGACCAAGGCGATTTCGGACTGTCCCTTGTCGATCTGATCGGCAAGCGGCGTCAGGACGTTGGCTGCCAGACACGGCCCAGGTGCTTCGCCAGCCTGAAGGACCAGGCCGATGCCGAGGTTGTGGCGCGCCCGAAGCTGCGTATCGACGTCCGACCGGACCTTCTCCCGGTCGAGACCTCGCGCGAGATAGACCGGCACATTGCCGCCATCGACCGCGAGCGTTCCAAGATAGAGAAGCTGGTCAGTCAGCTTCTCTATGGCGGGCACATCCAGCGCCTGTTCAAGACGCGCCTTCAGATGTTGTGCGACCCAGCCGTCCCGCACTCGATAGACCCGGTAGCGATCCGGTGTGCCGCCAGGGGCCAGCTGTCCTTCGGTGACCTGAAGATCGGCCACCTTATGATTTCCTGCTTCCTCATCTCCCTTTTCCACCCGGACAACAACCTCGGCTGCAACCAGGCCTATCTCGTCTTCATCGTCGATCAGGTCGTCGCCTACCCAACCGGCAGGGACAAGAAATCCGATTTCCATCAGAAGGCTGGGATCGACGCCGCGTTTAACCAGCCACTCGCCGGTGACCCTGTCTGCCCCTATGTCCCAGATGGCCAGCAACGCAGGCATGACCGCCATGCTCTCCGCATCGCCTGGCGCGCGACCCTCACGGAGGATATTCCAGTGTCGAAGCAGGCGATGCCCCAGAACCCGTTCGAACGGGTCGTCAATACTGAGAAGGCTGCTCGTGTTACGATCGGTAAGCGTGAAGTCGAGGGTTTGCACATCGTCTCGCTCCGCGCGGCGATACCGCACCGCAATCTCGATGAAGCGGATCGCGACCGCCCGCTCGAAAATCCTCGGGAGGCCCGGCTGGCTGTGGATGAGTTCGGAGATGTCCTGATCGATAGTGGTGGAAAGCGAGAGGCGGTTGGCGAGATTGCCGATGCTGATGTCAGCGCGGATCACTTGCGCACGGGTGATCACCACATCGTCGAGTTCCGGCAGTTCCAGATCGAGGGCCTGCATGAACCGCGAGATGTCGTAGGCCTGAAAGTCGACGGGCTGGTTGGAATAGGTCTGATCGAGGGCCGTTTCGATGAATCGCTCGGCGATGGTGTGCCTGAACTTTCGGTTGCCAGCGCGGACATGTACCCGTCCGGTTGATGGCGTGTAGACGATCATCGCCTCTCCGGGTGGCCGGAAATAGATACTTGACCTATTGCCGTTGTCGTCGATCTCCCGGACGCTCGTGGGCGGATCGGGATGATACAGCAGGTACATCTCTGCCGCCGGTTCATCGCCGTCCTCGGGGATGTCGAACTTGTCGATGCTGTAGCCGTCGCCGCGATCGAGGCGCTTGTTGAGGTCGACAAGAAGCTCTTCGAGCAATGCGCTGCCGGCGTCCGGGCCTCCGTCGACCGAAGGCTCCGCCATGAAGGTCTGGTAGTGCTTGTCATAGCGCCGGTAGAGCCGCAGGTGCAGGCTGTTCTCCGCCGCTTCGAACAGCCCGTGTTCGTTCGCAAAGGCCCACAGGCTGCGCGCCAGCCTGTCCCGCTGGTTCAGAAGCTCCCTGGCGCGGTCGGGTTCGAGCCTGGTTGTGGCGAGACCTTGGAGGACATACTCACCGCGGTCACTCGCAATTGTGACGATCCGGGCGGCTTCAGTTTCGAGCGGACCCAGCCGGTCCTTCTTTTCCTGCCGCAGCATGGTCCTGGCAAGCGACGGACCGTCCGGGTTGTCCACATCGAACTTGTAGGCAGAAAGCCAGTTCAACCTCTCGAAAGCTCTAGCCGCGAGAAATCCGGACAGCAGATTCGGCTCTGCATCATCGAATAGCCGGGAAAGACTGGGGCAGGTCTTCGTGGGCGCGCGAACCATGAGCCACCTCGCTGTCATTTCCGACGAGAGTAGGGACATCACCCGGTTTCGCCAGAGATTTTCTCCGGCCCCCTGTCCCATTGCCTCACCGGATTTGGCTTTTCCCTGGCAGATGCTCCCCGGATGCCCTGCCATGAAGCACCCCAATCCCCTGTCGCCCTTCCTGATGACCTCCGCCGAGCGGCGGGCCGAGTTGTGCCGCATCCTGGCCCTCGGGCTGGTCCGGTTGCGCATGAGGAAGTCAAGCGAACTCTCTGACGACATGGGAGAAACTTCGCTACACCTTCCGCCCGCAAAGAGCGTTGGTCGGCATGCAAATCACCGGAGACCCGCATGACGACGCATGATCCCATTCCCGCGCGCCTGGCCGCGCTGAAGACCACGCCGACGCCGGAACTGAAGCAACAGTGGCGCGATCTGTTCGACAGCGAACCGCCGCCCTTCAATCGCCGCTACCTTGAATCCCGGCTGGCCTATCGCATCCAGGAACTTGCCTACGGCGGCCTGAAGCCCGAGACGATTCGGCGCCTCGAACGGCTCGGCGAGGAACTGGACGGCGGCGACAGGAAGAAGCGCGGCATCCGAGCCGATCGCGACCGCCCCATCACCGGCACGCGCCTCCTGCGCGAATGGCAGGGCGTCGAACAGATCGTGACCGTCACCGCCGACGGCTTCGAATGGCAGGGTCGGCCGTACAAGTCGCTGTCCGCCATCGCACGGGCCATCACCGGCACGCGCTGGAACGGCTGGACCTTCTTCGGGCTCAAGAACCACAGGGGGCGGACATGACGAAGCCGCCGGATAAATCGAAGGTCGTCCGCAAGCTGCGATGTGCCGTCTACACCCGGAAGTCCTCCGAGGAAGGGCTGGAGCAGGAGTTCAACAGCCTCCACGCCCAACGTGAGGCCTGCGAGGCCTACATTGCCAGCCAGCGCTCCGAGGGCTGGGCGCTGGTCCGCGATCAGTATGACGACGGCGGCATCTCAGGCGGCACGCTGGAGCGGCCCGGCCTGAAGCGGCTGCTGGAGGATATCGAGGACGGGTTGGTCGACGTGGTGGTGGTCTACAAGATCGACCGCCTCAGCCGCTCGCTCGCCGACTTCGCCAAGCTGGTCGAGGTGTTCGACCGGAACGGCGTGACGTTCGTCTCGGTGACGCAGTCGTTCAACACGACGACCTCCATGGGACGGCTGACGCTGAACATCCTGCTGTCCTTCGCCCAGTTCGAGCGCGAGGTCACGGCCGAGCGCATCCGCGATAAGGTCGCGGCCTCTCGGCGCAAGGGCATGTGGATGGGCGGGGTACCGCCCTACGGCTATCGCGTCGAGAACCGGAAGCTGGTGGTGGAAGACGACCAGTCTGCGCACGTCCGCTGGATCTTCGGCCGCTTCCTCGAGATCGGGTCCTGCACGGAACTGGCGCGGGAGGTTGGCGTACGCGGGATCCGGACGCCGCGCGGCAACCGGATCGACAAGAAATACATCTACCGGATGCTCAGCAACCGCGCCTACATCGGCGAGGCGGTCCACAAAGGCGACAGCTATCCCGGCGAGCACGACGCGATCATCGACCGCGAGACTTGGGACCGCGTCCACGCCATCCTGCAGGAGAGCCCGCGCAAGCGTGCCGCGCGCACCCGAGCTGAGACGCCCGCGCTGCTGAAGGGGCTGCTGTTCGGGCCCGATGGCGCTGCGTTCTCGCCGACGCATACCCGCAAGGGCGACCGGCTCTACCGCTATTATGTCAGCCAGACAGTGCTGAAGCATGGCGCTGGATCCTGCCCCATCGGCCGCGTGCCAGCGGGGGAGATAGAGGCCGCCGTCATCGATCAGCTCCGCGCCGTGTTCCGCCAGCCCGAAATCGTGGCGGGGACATGGAAGGCGGCGCGCGCCCACGCCGACGATATCAGCGAAGCCGACGCCCGGACGGCACTGCAGCAGCTTGATCCGCTGTGGGGCGAGCTGTTCCCCGCCGAGCAGGCGCGCATCGTGGAGTTGTTGGTCGAGCGCGTGGAGATCGGGACGGACGGGTTGAACGTCCGGCTCCGTGTGGATGGGCTCGGCGGCCTCGCACGCGAGATGCTGGCCGGAGACATGGGAGCGGCCGCATGACCCGCGGCACTCTGATCCCCGAAACGGTGACGCTCCATGTCCCATTTCACATCGTGAAGCGCGGCGGGCGGAAGGAAATGCACCTGCCCGACCGCGTCCGGCCAGACCGCAAGGCGGACAACACGCTGGTCAAGGCGCTGGCCCGCGCCTTCCGCTGGAAGCGGATGCTCGAGTCGGGTGAGTTCGCTACCATTTCCGAACTGGCCGAGCGAGAGGGGATCGCACCCTCCTACATAACCCGCGTCCTGCGGCTGACGCTGCTTGCGCCGGATACCGTTGAGGCAATCCTCGACGGCACGCAGGGGCCAGAGATGACGCTGGCGCGGGTGCTGGAGCCGTTTCCCTTGCAGTGGAGCTTGCTGGTCGGTCATTTCCGCTGAGAACCTCTAAGCAGACCCGTCCACCACTACAAATTGAAGGGTTGGTTGATGGCCTCCCATCAGCAGCGGCAATGACTGCCGGTCAAGGTTTGCGAAGCCGCCGGGCACATCTGCCTCCCATGGCCGTGGCCTAGGGTCGAGGCTCTCGCCCGCCTCAACCCAGTTGAGCAACGTGCTCATCTGGATGAACAGCAGGGGATTGATGATTATGGGCTTATCCGCCACCCTGTAAGCATGATGGCAGGGTTACTGGGGGCCGTGTGAAGTATCAAAATAATCCACCAGACGCCTCTGCGCTGATGACGTCGGCGCGGAGCTTTGGGAACTACGACTTGTCGAGTGCTCTTGCCGATCTCTTGGACAACAGCATAAAGGCAAAAGCACGTAGTATCGAAATTAAATGCATCCGGAAGGATGACGGGCCCGAGGTCAGGATTCTGGATGATGGGTCCGGAATGTCGGCGAACGAGCTACATCGGGCTATGCGACCCGCCAGCACCAATCCCGACGATGAACGGGCTCGCGATGACCTCGGCCGGTTCGGCTGGGGCATGAAGTCGGCATCGCTCTCGCAGTGCCGGCTCCTGACCGTCGTCACCCGACACGATGGAGTTCTGTCTGGCGCATCTTGGGATCTTGATGATCTCGCCGACTGGAAAATGGGAGTCCTCGAGCCAGAGGAAATAAAGGCGTTAGCCGATCAACGGCTGCTTGAGCGCGACGGGACGGAGGTTATCTGGTGCAAGTGTGATCGTCTTTCTGAGTTCGGCCAGGTCGGCGGCAAAGGCTTCAACGACATCGTCGCACACGCAAAGGCGCAGCTGTCTCTCATCTTCCACCGTTATCTGGGCGGCGAGGAAGGTCTTCGGAAGCTCAAGGTCAATTTTAATGGGGACGCGCTAAAACCGGCAGACCCCTTCTTCCGCCACCATGACGCAACGCAGGCCCAGCCAAAGGAAACGCTTACCCTCGATGGTCAGCCCATCGAGGTGCAGGCCTTCATCCTCCCGCACTATTCGAAGATAACTGCGGGCGAGCACGACCGGCTGGGCGCTGAGGAAGGCTTCGTTCGCAATCAAGGGTTCTATGTATATAGACAACACCGACTAATCATACATGGAACATGGTTTCGGCTGGTGAAGCACGGCGAACTGTCGCAACTTGTCCGGATCGCGATTAACATCCCCAACTCGCTCGATGCCATGTGGAAGATCACCTTAGACAAGGCGGACGCACAGCTTCCGTCCGGGCTGAAAAGCCGTTTGAAGGACATCGTAGACGGCCTCAAGAGAAAATCAGGAAAGGTGTTCCAATCCCGCGGCGGTCGAGTCCGGAATGAAGCTGGGAAGACGTCGGTCTGGGCAAAATATGTAAGGAACGGCGAGGTCCGATATTATCTCAATCGCGAGCATCCACTGATCGCCGGAATGCTTGATGAAGATGACAAAGACAGAGCCAAGGCGTTTGCTGCAGCGCTCGGCATCATCGAGGACTGCTTCCCTGTTGTCAGCATTGGCGAAGACTATTCTTCACGCCCGGAAATGATGAATCAGAGCGTAGTGGATCGAAGCACGTTTATCGAAAAGCTCGATGCAGCTCTTCCTTCGCTACTTTTGCATGTGGGGGGCAATATGAAAACACTTCACGAGATCCTCGCGTCTACCGAGCCGTGGTCCAATCACGCCGATATCGTGCTGACACACCTTAAGGAAAAAGGGTGGAACTGAATGTTTGACAGCGAACTTGCGTACTTTCGTTCAATGATCACCCGAGACTATGGTGAGGACATTGCTCAAGGAAACGGCCTACCTGAAGGTGCGATCAGTAAAATCGTCCGGTGCGGCCCCTTCCAGCACCTCGGTGAGCCGGCAATCAATGCAATCATCCGCGAGCTAGAATCGAGCTTCACGGTAACCCAGAAGCGCGGAGCAGTCATTACAAAGGACCATCGGCCTTGGCTAGCGGCAAAGCGGCCGCAGATTGACTTCTATTACTGGAATCGGCTCCGTAAATATTATCTTGAGACGGGAACTCTTCCGTCGCACGTGCTTGCCACGCTTGACTCCGATACAGACGAGATTCTCGACCAGTGCGGTAACCCGAGAGACGAGAATTACGGCGCTGTTCGCGGCATGGTCATGGGCAATGTCCAGTCGGGCAAGACCACTAATTATTCGGCACTGATCTGCAAAGCTGCGGACGCAGGCTACCGAGTCATCATCCTGCTTGCCGGGATTACCAATTCGCTGCGTTCCCAGACGCAGGAACGGCTCGATGAAACCTTCATTGGCAAGGTCTCGATGTTCGGCGCGGTCGCCCAGCAATCGTTGCCGATCCAGAATTACGCAGCGACGCGGCGGATCCCCTCCTACGGCACGACCCGGGTGGCCGATTTTTCGAGTGGCAAGGACGGCATCTATTTCGGCCTGTCCGGTCATCAGGAGCCGATGATCTTCATCACCAAGAAGAACAAAGGCATCCTTGAACGTCTCGCTCTCTGGATCGAGAAGCAGGGGGAGACTGGCGGCTATGACCTGCCGCTTCTGTTAATCGACGACGAAGCCGACAATGCGTCCATAAATACAGCCAGTGATCCTAAGCGCACTACTGCTATCAACGGTGTCATCAGGCAGATCCTGTCACGTTTTCCGCGCTCGTCGTATGTCGGCTATACCGCTACACCGTTCGCCAACATTTTCATCGACCCGGAAACGACGGAAGAGATGGAGACGGACGACCTTTTTCCAGGCAATTTCATCAAGGCGCTCGATCCGCCCACCAACTATGCCGGCTCACGCCGGATCTTCCGGGAAGGCGGTGACCTGCGTGAAGGCATGGTCCGCATCATTGACGATTATCGTCTGCTACTGCCACTCAAGCACAAGAGCGGTGACACTGTTGCCGACATCCCCGACAGTCTGCGCCACGCGATCCGCGTGTTCTGCATCACGCGGGCCATCAGGGTACTCCAAGGCAAGGGCAAAGCTCATTGCTCGATGATGATCAACGTCAGCCGATTCAATGCCATCCAGGACCAGATTCTGGGTCAGGTTTACGAATACCTTGCCGAGATCAAGGACGCGATCGCGGTCCACGCATCGCTGCCGCCCGACGAGATCAGCGATGATGTCATGGACGATCTCGAAGCGAGCTTCACCAAGGAGTTTGATGATAGCGGGCTCGACTGGCATGGGCTGCTTGGGGTTCTCAACGAGGGCGTACAGTCCATAGAGGTCCGCACCGTCAATATGCGGGGCGGCAAGCTCGACTATTCACTACACAAGTTTGACGGCCTTCATGTCATCGCCATCGGCGGATTGGCGCTGTCACGCGGGCTGACACTCGAAGGCCTCACGGTTTCTTATCTCCTGCGCAATGCGACTGCGAGCGACACGCTGATGCAGATGGCGCGCTGGTTCGGCTACCGCACGGGTTATGAGGAATATTGTCGCCTCTATCTGCCTCAGATGTCCTTCGATCATTACGAATTTGTCGACGAGGCAACTGAAGAACTTAGGAGCGAGATCAAGCGCATGCAGGCCGCGCGCCGCACTCCGCGCGACTTCGGTCTCAAAGTCCGGCAAAGCCCGCTCGCCATCCGGGTAACCGCGGCAAACAAGATGCGCACGGCTGAGAAGCTCAAAATCGCACAGGATTATTCCGCGCGTCACATCGAGGGCTTCGCACTCCCCAATGATCCGGTCATCGGTAATAATCAGCGCAATGCAGCCGACAAATTCCTCTCCGCGCTCGGAGACCCTACTGAGAAGGGCAAGGGTTTCATTCGCTGGTCTGCTAGTGGCCGCGACGTGCTCAAACTCCTTCGCGAATTCCGGTTTGTGGATCATCCCGATCTATCGGTAATTTCCGACACATCCCTCTTTGAGGACTATGTTCAGGACCGCGTCACTGACGAACTGGCTGAATGGGATGTGGTGCTTCCCATGCGTCAGTCGGGCGACTCCGTTCAGTTCGCCGGTCAGGACATCAATCTGAGGTCCCGCGACCAAGGAACGGTCCAGCGGGGTACCTATCGTGTGTACGGCAGCAAGAACCGCGTCGCCGACCCGGGGGACGCGCAGATCGGCCTGTCAGACGCACAGAAGGTAGCGGCGGAAGCAGCCTACCAAGCCGAGATTTACAAGAAGGAACGTGCCGCGTGCTCGGTACGCGAGCGGCCGATGATGCTCGTGCATGTTTTCGGTGCAAAACTGCGCGACGACCGGGTCGATTGCGACGACGAGCTCAAGCTAGACACGCCCATCGTCACGCTTTCCTTCTGCATGCCTGAGACCGGGAAACCTGCGAAGGAGAGAACCTACCAGGTGAACGCTGTCTATCGCCAGCAACTCGAACTTTATGTCGCCGAAGAAGACGATGATTCCCAAGCGATGATGGAGGCTCAGGATGCTGAATGAATGGGAAGCGATTATCCCGCCATATGACCCGGGGTCCTACAACGTCCGACTTGCCGACAGCAGCCATCCGCTCGATTTCAGGATTGGCCGTGACTATCGCGGACGTTTTGTCTTCCAACTTGATGCAGAGTGTGCGGAGCCCGGCGCGCTCGACCTGCCGAAGATGTCAGCGATGACCTGCGAAGTCGAGCCTGCAGGTGATGGGCGTTCGAGATTTGTCCTGACCCTCAGCAACGCTGCGGACTTCCGGAATTTCGCCCTTATGTGCAAAAGCCTCATGCTGGCGACTGACAAGTTCACTCCGTCACAGGCTAGAGAAGGGCTGCTGCAAGCCGTCGAGGAAGTTCACCGTTGGCAGGAGATGCTGCGCCGAAGGGCCGACCGCCTGCTGTCAAAAACCGAGAGGATTGGCCTGGTCGGCGAATTGCTGTTTCTGCGAGACGTTCTCAGCGACCGGCTTGGCTGGAATGCCGCCATCCGATGCTGGAACGGCCCCGGCGGTCATGAGCAGGATTTTGTGGTTGCCGGCAGCATTTTTGAGGTGAAGACGCAGGTGGTGACTGCCGATCGCCGGATCCGAATTTCTTCCGAAGACCAGCTTGATCCGGTTCAGGGACGGATCCTGCTCTGCAATCAGGGCATTGCGCCGCTGCCTTCCGTCGACCCGGCGGCTCGGACCCTCAACCTTCTGGTGTCAGAGATCCGTGACGCAATGGCTCAGGCTGGCTCGGGCGCCCCGGAACTACTCGATATTGCTCTTCTGGAGGCGGGCTACGAGGAGCGGCAGGACTATGACGAGGAGAGTTGGGTATTAGTGGACCGCACCTATTATGAGGTGTGCGGAACTTTTCCGCGTATTGAGCGCAGCGATCTACGGCCCGGTGTCGACATGGTCAAGTACAGTATCCGCGTTAGTGACTGTGTTCCCTTTACCGTCAGCGATGATGAAGTGTTCGGGGGAATCATTCAATGAGCGAGTTGCAAGAAGCATTCGAAGAGCTAAGAGAAGATATCCTTTTAGAGGCAGAGGCGCGGGGCGTCTTCCAGCAGGAGGCATTTTTTGAACTCTATGCCGCCGCTGCGTCCGACAATGGCGACACCATTGATCTGGAGTACGCCCACAGTCGTCAGGACGGTGGACGCCGACCATACCAGATAGACGGCCATGGGTTTGATGACGATCGTGGAACGCTTTATCTTGCCGTCTGCGATTACCGGGACGGGACGGACTTGGAACCTCTCCAGAATGATCGTCTAACCTCAGCACTTAAGAGGGTTACCAATTTCTTTGAAAACGCCTGTTCATCGGCATTCATCAACTCCCTTGAGGAAACGAGTCCAGCGTTTTCAGCAGCGTATTCCATCTATTCGGCACGTGACCTCATCAAGAGACTTCGCATTATCCTTTTTTCCAACGCGCGCCTAGCAACCAAAAGGCCGCCGCAGCTGGGCGAAGAGGTCGGCGGACTGCCGGTCGTCTATAGCGTGCTCGACGCCACTCGCTACTTCGACATCCAAAAAAGTTTCAGCAGGCCTGAGCCTATCGAGGTCGATGTTTCAACTATCGCTGGTGGGCCTATCGCCTGCCTGAAGGCATCGACGGAAGCCGAGGAGCATCAATCCTATCTTCTTGCAATTCCGGGATCAGTGCTTGCGGAAGTTTACGGCCTCTACGGAGCGCGACTACTCGAACAGAATGTCCGGACTTATCTTCAGGCGAGGACCAAGGTGAACAAGGGCATTCTGGAAACCATCAAGAAGACGCCGGAGATGTTTTTCGCCTACAACAACGGCCTCACCGCGACTGCATCGGCGGTTGACCTAGAGACACTCGAAGACGGCCAGTTGGGAATTGCGGCCATTCACAACCTCCAGATTGTGAATGGCGGACAGACGACAGCGTCGATCCTGTACGCCAAGGATGTTGGCAAGTCGTCGCTTGAGCGGGTCCACGTGCAGATGAAGCTATCGGTGGTTTCCCCTGCTGTAATTGAGCAGGTCGTGCCGAAGATTTCACGGTTCGCGAACACTCAGAACCGGATCTCGGAGGCCGACTTCTTCTCCAGCCATCCCTTCCATCTGCAAATGGAGCGTTACTCGCGCACTCTCACCGCACCGCCGCAAAACGGAGCGATGACGGGCGACAAGTGGTTTTACGAACGAGCCCGCGGCCAGTACCGTGATGGCACTGCATATGCATCAGCAGCAGGAAAGAAAAAATATCAGCTGGAGTACCCCAAGGAGAAGCTCATCGAGAAGACGGACCTTGCGAAATACATACTAAGTTTTGAACGTAAGCCTTACATCGTCTCACGGGGTGCCCAGAAGGCCTTCGTGGCGTTTGCCGACGAGACTGCGAAAGCTTGGAAGTCCGCTCCCACCCAGTTCAACGAAACCTGGTATCGAAATGCCTGCGCAATGGCGCTGATTTTCCGCTGGACAGACAAACACGTGGCCAGCTCTGACTGGTACAAGGATGACCGGGGATACAAATCTCAGACGGTAGCCTATACACTTTCCTGGATCGCCGAACAGATTGACCAGCAGGGGAAGGTAAATCTGAACTGGGGGCAAGTCTGGAACACACAGTCAGTGCCGGACGAGCTCCAAGACCTGATCGTCTCTCTTGCCCCACAAATAGCGGCCGCCATACGACGGACGCCCGCGAACGTCCGGAACGTAGGAGAATACTGCAAGTTTGAACTGTGTTGGCAGAATATAAAGGCAGCAGAATTCAACGTGCCAGTTCTGCCTGATCATCTGATGCTCGATGCAGATGAGGTGCACCGAGAGAAAAAGGAGGCGAAGTCGACCGCGATGATCGATCACGAGATCGACTTCGATGTGCTCCTTCACACTCTCATTCCCAAGGCCGAGATCATTCGCCGAGTTGCTGAACAACGTAAATTCCTGTCGCCGAAGGCCGACCGAGCCCTTCAGAAGCTTGGGTCAGGTAATTTCAATCTGGCCCGGCCGGACAAGAATTCGATCAAGCTTCTTGTTAAGCGAATGGCGGAGGAAGGAATGCCTGTAGAAGAGATGTAGTGAAACCGGTGCCGCGTTTTTATTACATTACCGGCCCAAGGTCTTCTGCGATGGACCGGCCTCGCTATTGGCCACCAAACTACATCAGCGAGAGCTCAAGGTACCTGCGACGGGGCATGGCGGCGCTCGGCTTTACGTTCTCTTCCGATCGACTGCCCGACCGCCAGCACGCGATGCAGCAGCTGTGCAATCTGCATTGCTAGAAACGGCGGCACGGCGTTTCCGACCTGGACATATTGTTGTGTACGATTTCCCAGAAACAGATAATCATCTGGGAAGGTCTGCAGCCTCGCTGCCTCGCGGACAGTCAGGCTGCGGCACTGCATCGGATCGGGATGGATGAAGTAGTGGCCATCCTTGGAGATATGGCTCGTGACCGTGGTCGAAGCTTGGTCGGCCAGCTGGACCCGAAAACGGTCATTGAAGACGCCGCTGTGCCAGTTGCGGTGTTCTGGACTGAGTGCCAAGGGAAAATCGGCAGCCTTCGGGCTGTAGCCACGGACGGTGCCGAAAACGGCTGCGAACAGGTAGCGGCCGAGATCTGAAGCCATGTGCCCACGCGTCTCGTGCTGGGCAATCGCGCGCATGTTCGGCCGCTCGAGCCAACGCAGCAGTTCATCGTTCGAAGTGCCATAGCCGTCCTGCAACCATGACGCGACCCGAAGGCTCGGTGATTCGTCACTCAGTCCCCTTGAAACGCCAAGGAACGCTTCACGGAGCGCGCTGTCGTCCTTCCCCTTGCAGATGCCAGCGAGCAACTTCGCGGCGTCGGTGACCTCCCTTCGCCATGCAGCCACGTCATCGAGGCCGCGGCTGATGCCGCTGCGCAGGGCGGGCAACGTTCCAATTGCATCGCCGACTGTCCGCGCCATACCCAACACGGCGACCTCGGCATCAGCGGCCTTGCGCGCGAGGTCGGACCGGATCCCGACAATGATCACCCGATGGCGCCGCTGCGGAACTCCGAATGCCTCGGCGCGCACGATGAAGTCCGCAGGCTGTGTCGCCTCTTGCAGGCTGGCCTTGCCATTCTGGATCCGGACGGCGCGCAGTTCGTATTGATGGCCGTGGCCAGTGCCGAGTGAGGACAGGTCCTCCATGAGCATCTCGAAGACAAGGCGGCTCTCGACCGTCGAGGACAGCATACCCTTGACGTTCTCCATCACGAAGGCGGCTGGGCGAAGCCTGTCGAGCACCCGGATGTACTCGCGAAACAGGTAATGCCGCGCATCCTCCTCGGGGACATAGCCGACCTTGCCCTTGGAGCGGGCGCGCCCCACCAGGGAATAGGCCTGACAGGGCGGGCCGCCGATCAGGATTGTGTCGTCGTATTTGTCCTTCAGCTCTACAATCGCACCATCGATGGCGCTTGCCGCATGCTCAGTGCCAAGCTCGAGCGCGCGGGCTTCGTCGATGGCATGCCGCCACGCCTCAGTGTCGACGGCTGACCAGTCCGGTTCGGAGGTAAGTCCTGCGTGGAAATCGATGAACTGCTTGGGCAATGCATCATGACGCGCACGATAGTCGCGCAGGAACGCCCGTAGCGTAAGGGTCCGATGAGCGGATGCTTCCTTTTCGACCGAAATGCCGATCCGGAACGGCGCATGGCCGTCCTCCACGAGGGAAGCGAAGCCCTCGCCAAGTCCGCCGGGACCGGCAAACAGATCGACAATTCCGAAAGTTGAAGGCAAATCAGGCTCCTGACGAGTTTCATTCAGCCGGTGTATACCAGGTTCAGGGACGAAGACCAGGACGGATATGACCGATATCGTGGACCAGCAAACCCGTTCCCGGATGATGTCGGGAATACGGGGAAAGAACACGAAGCCCGAGCTGGCTCTCAGGCGGGCATTGCACGCGCGCGGCTTTCGCTTCCGGCTTCATTCCGGAAAGGTTCACGGGCGGCCGGACCTCGTTCTTCCGAAGCATCGCGCCGTGGTCTTCGTACACGGCTGCTTCTGGCATCGCCACGAGGGCTGTCGCTACACGACCAGCCCATCGACCCGGCCGGAGTTCTGGCAGACAAAGTTCGAGGCAAACATCGCTCGGGACAGCGCCGTGCGTACGACACTTCTGGAAGACGGATGGCGCGTAGCGACGATTTGGGAGTGCGCCCTGCGGAAGCCTACACAGATAAGCGCCACAACCGATCTTCTCGCAGCCTGGCTGCCCATGGCGCCTGTCACCATTGAGATCGGTGAGAGCGACATACTGCATGGCGGGATCATCGCCACCGGTGGGGATCGCGGCGGCTGAACGGTCAACTCGCGCTGCGCCGACCTAGATAATGTTCGATTTCAGTTCCTTTTCGAAGCGCGACCCTGAAATCGAAGTGTTCAGAAGGCAGGAGATTAACTGACGCTATTTCAATGGCTTCTGATAAATTCACCAAAGCGGCGCAGTCATCAGCTCCGGAGAATATCGGCCCTTAGAGACCGCTTTCGTCCCTCGCGGCACACGGACCGGTTAACAGCCTCTCCCGCATAACCCTCGAAAACAACGAGAAAATCCGGCCGCAGCCGGATCGGGAGAACGCTTTCGCGAGGGCAAGTGGCGGACAGTGAGTCCGCCAATGACGCAATCAACAATAATAAAATCAATTACTTAGACCGAAATAGCGTATCAGAATGTGTATCAAATTGCGAATCAAATATTGGCCGCCAAATACCCTGTCGATTCTGCGGCAAAGCCCGGCGAATACTATATGACGATCTGACCTTTCCAGTACCAGGCCTCCGGCTGGCACCCTGCGAATGCATGGGCCTGAATGACGCACAGACCGAGCAGGTGATCGCCGCGTTGCGTGATCGTCCGAGGCATCCTGCTACGGGGATAGGCGAATGATGCATCAGGCCGAGGCTATCCTGAACGCGCATCTGCGCGATCCAAGCAGCACGGTTGCCAGCGTGGGTGTCTGCTACGCGCTGTGCATCGGAGCCCGCCCACAGTTCAGCCCGGCAGAATGGCTCCGCATCCACGACGCCATTCGTGCGCGGTTCAATCCGAAAGACCACGCGGCATGGCTCAAGTTGCGCAACAGGATCAACGGAGCCGGATGGCGACTCGTGGGGGCGGTGATCCAGGGGGACGAAAATGGCTGACCCCCTGAAAACCTGTGCCGACAAATATGGAGACGAAGAATGACCCACCCCGTCAACCCCACCCCCGAGGACATCGCGGCGCTGCTGGAAGAACTGCGCACAATCGGGTGCCATGCGAACGGCGACGCGCGATGCACCTGTGGGATCGGACAGAATGCCGCTGATCTGATCCAATATTTGATGACCGAACGCGACGAGGCCCTTCGTCGCGCTGAACGATCAGAGCGCAACGAGGGGTGCAGAGAGGTGGCGGATATGCCGGGATGGCGCGCCATCGAGAGCGCGCCAGGGGTGAATGACGGGGAGTTCCTGATTGTCGGAATGAATGACAACGGCCCCGGCCACCCGAAAATATGGGATTACGCTGTGGTCTGGCGAGAAGCCGGCGGGTTCGGGATGGGTGTTGATGAAGATGGGGGGAGCGTGCCCCCATTCATTGAGGAAATCACCCACTGGATGGCGTTGCCGACGCCCCCATCAGGCTATAACGCCATCCTCGCAACGCAGGATCCGAAGGTAGAGGAGTGACTGGCAACATCGAAAAGGCGGCCTGGATCATATTCTACGGAATTGCCCTGCACGGATGCTTCTCAAACGTGCAAACCGTCAGGATCAAGGCCGCGCCCTCGCTTGTGCCGATCAAGGTGAGAGTCGTGCCATGAGCAGGCTAGTGAAACCCGGTCCGATGCTGGATCGTTGCTATTGGGCAATGGGGGAGGATGGGTTCTCCATCCTCATTCCCGGCTGCTGGAACCGGGTGCATGATCCCGACGCCGCCTGTACCTGCGGGGAATGGGACGAGGATACAGCACGTGAAACGATCCGCGGGCTGGAACGCCATGTCTATGCTGTTCGCCACGAGAACGAAAAGCTGCGCGCCATCCTGCGCAGGGCTGGCATCCCCGATCCGACGCGGCAGTACGATTGGAAGGCGGAGAACGCCCGGCAGCGCAGGAGGAGGATGCATCTCTCCATCAACGGTGAGGATTGCGGATAGGCGGGTAGGGAGGCGTTGTGGCCTTCACTGCCCTATTGACTACGCTCCGCATGGTGATGATGATTATATGCGAGATATGGACGATGGACGTAGGATCAAAAGGTGGGGGGACGACTTCGAATTCGCGACGTCATGTACCGACTGTCCGGATTAAATTCAGTATAAATTCACGTACCCTAAAAGGTTGGCATCGACAGAGATCGTAGGAGGAATACTTGAAAATATTGTCTATAGGCGCGATTTACCTCATCTCCGTCACCTCCATTTCTGCGGCTAGTTGGCAATTGAAGCAATGTAGTGACTTCGCTCCTGAGATTATTGGTGTTGGTGAGAAGCTTGACGCTATCATTGATCAAGCCATCGATCTCACTTTGTCACAAGGCGTTGACATCAAGTATGTCAACGATATCTCAATGTCGGCTATGATCATTGATGACGAACTTACAAAAATTGTAAATTCAATACACCAGTTGTGTGCTGCTGTCGCAGAAGCCGAATAGTTTTCAATTCGATCTGAAGTTATTGTGGCATGGGAGAGAGGTTTCGAGGGTAATAGACTATCTGACGGCATTGTAGCGCCGGCCGAGAACTGGAAGCACTATGTAGGCGAGCGCGCTAAACGGCTGCCGGAATCCAGCAAACTGAAGAGCCAAAACCCCATCCGGTACCTTAACTGCTGAGCTGCTCTATGGGCGAGGATTACGAGGGGCAGGACATATTCTCGGCCACGCCTTCTGCTGCAAGAGCAGAAGGATTGCTCTCAGAGGGGGGGCTGCCGCCTGATTTGGAGTGCATAACTTGAACATATGACCGCTTGGAAGTACGTTAATAGCCAGAGGCCCGATACCTTAAGCAGAGCGGAGCAAAATTGGCTGACATCGTTCTCGGGCACGCTACATCGTGCATTTATTGTGATAATGTTGAGGATGCGCGCACCAAGGAGCACCTCATTGCCGCCAGCCTAGGCGGTCGTTTTGTAGTTGAGGCAGCGTCGTGCTCGGCTTGTTGCCGATGCACTTCCTTACTAGAGCTCGGTGTGAGCCGTCGCATCTTTCACTTGGCTCGAGCATTTTACAAAATGCCCACTCGGCGCCCCAAGGAGTATCCGAAAACGGTCGCCGTGAATGTCCTCTTCGGTAAATATGGCCCAAAGAGGGAGGTACTGGTACCCCTATCGGACGCGCCAATTGTCATTGTCGCTCCGATTTACAGGACGGACAACAAGAAAGATGCTGAGGGGAGAATCTGGTCTCTCGGCCAGCTTGAAGTGACGCAGATCGACAGAGAGAGATTTCATGGAAGGGTAGACGCGATCCTGAGGCGGTACAAGGCGCACAGCGTCACCATGGAATCTCTTCCATTTAAAGTCAATGGGGACTTCGAGCGAACCATATGGAAAACTGCCTATGGATTCTTCTGGTTAACAGATCGAGATAGCCTAGAGGCGTCTGCGGCAAAGGCGTTCATTTTCGGGACGACTGAATTGTACCAAGTGAGGGGCAATGAAATTTACTATCAGGATATGTTTTCTAGGAAGAGGCAAAAGCTATTGGGACATCGGGCTGCCGCGGCAGTTTACACCATGGAGGAGGAGAACCATTCGCACCTGTACTGTGAGATGAACTTCTTCGAGAAGCTGGGCCTCCCGCTTTACTATTGTCGCATCCTCAATGCGTCCGGCCAGCCATTTGAGCGTGTAAACTTCATCGACTAGCCAGCAAGATTAGCTGATAGTTGTTCCCAACGGCATCGCATACGTTCTTATCATCTTGTCGTCCCGACCCAGCGCAAGTTTTGCCTAAGACCTGGTCCGCTTCCTTCGCATCCGAGTTACTTTTGACCGTCACCTCAGGGCTCCGAAGGGCGATTCCGTGGAAATTGCGTGAATGACTGACTAGAGGATGCTGCGGCGCCACAACTGCAGGGTGGATGAACTTCATTTCTAGGCCGAACTCTACCCATGAAGATCAGGTTCCAGCAGCCCCTCCCCCTCGTCCCCGATCCCGAACCGTCGCACTGGATGATGCCGCACCCGCGCCTCAGCGCCAAGCGACAGATCGTCCGCCCCACCCAGCCAAGCCTCTCGCTCGTTGGTATCAAGGATCACAGGCATCCTGTCGTGGATCGGTTCAACACTGTCATTCGCGGCACGGGTCATGATGGTGCAGGTCAGCAAGTCGCGCCACTGGCTGATCAGGCCGGCGAACCACAGGGTGGCCTCGTTGCCATCTGACTGGAACAAATGCGGCTGCTTGGGCGTCTTGTCGCCCGTCCATTCATAATACCCGCCTGCCGGGATCAGGCACCGACCATTCCGCCATGGGCCGCGAAAACTCGGCTTGTTGGCGGCCTCCTCGATCCGGGCGTTGATCGTGGCCGCCTTCCAGTCCTTCATCTCGCCGCGGTGCCATGCCGGGATCAGCCCCCAGCGCGCCCAGACCAGTTCCCCGTTGAGCAGCACATAGACGTCCTGCGTCGGCTTGACGTTGAACCGGCGCGGGATCGGGTTGATCTTGATCTGCGACATGTCGAATTCTGTGTTGCGCAGGTTCGGGTCCACATAGCGCCCGCACATGATCTGCCCTCCCGATTCCTCATGCACCCTAGCACAGCGGATGTGATTTCCAGAATCGCAGGACGTTCCGCATACGTTCTTTATGGTACTGGAGCGTGGAAGCTGGAAGGTTAGGGTTGCTTGTCGCGGTTGCGGCAAGCGTGTGGTGTTGTGGCTGGACGATATCCCGCTGTGGCTTCATGGTATGGGGTCGATCACCGAAGAGGGGCTTGCCCGGATGCGATGCCAAAACTGCGGCCAGACCCACCCTCGCACTGAGGTCTACTGGGCACAGGGGGCCTTCAAGGCACCAAAGCGATGAGGGAGTTGTCGCGCCGTGGCCATTTTGGATCTCCTATCTTGCTGCCATGCAAGCACCCCAACCGGCAGTATGGCTGGAAGGCACACAGGGTCCGCCTGGTGCTGCGCGGAGGGTGGCGTAGGTTCCGAAGGGCGGCAAGCGGGCGGCGAGTCTGCATCATAGGCTACATCACAAGCAGACGCCCGATCGCGCTGGCCGAACAGTTTGAAGAGTCGTCAAAAGGAGCCAATCAGGGACTTTCAACGACACCGTAATGAACCGCAGTCTTCGCTCGCACGACTGAAAAGCAGATACCAACTGGCAGGACCGCGCTGTGCTTGCCGGAGGGAACTCGATATGGACTTGCAAAGCCCGAAGTACTCTGGTGAGGTAACGTCAATCAATCCTGACGCTGATCAGCAACCATACCTAAAGTAGGTCCTGTAACGTCATTTGGGAGAAATAATGTATTTGATCGTTGTAATTTTGAATGTGGCGGTCTTGATCCTTGCCCTGCTTGGCCTCTCCGCGCGCAGAGGGAGAAGTAAGATATATTTGGCGCAGTTGGACCTAATATCCTATATACTCACATCTGCAACAGTTTTAATGCTTGTTATGGCGACACAAGGACAGATTAACCAAATCTTCATTGATGCGACTGGCAAAGACAAGGACTTATTTTATTCACGCGCTGAGCTTTATCTGTTCTTGGAAGAAGGATGTGGCCGCGAGCCCGAGTGTGCCGCAGTGAAACGTGAAATAGTAGCCATTGCTAACCCTAGGGGTATTTCCAAGTCACCATCGCGGGTTAATTCAGATGTGAGTCGCATTCCTGAACTCGCCGCACGCGTTGCGCATTACAATTCCGCGTTCGATCAGAGGAATGCGCGGGCAAATATTCTATTCTTTAGTCTTGCATTCTGGATTTCATCCGCTGCGCTCTGCGGTGTGGTAATTGGGATATGGCGACGTACTCTTGTGTTAAGAGAGGCTATTGCAGATCAAAAGACTTAAGCGCCAGGTGGCAACAACAAAACAGCATATTCTACGATGCCCGCATAATCACCTTGCCAGCGGATCACAGAGTTCTGATGGCCGGTCGCACTCTGGCCCTGACGGCTCCTCTGCCGGAACTGCTAGCAGTAGCTCCATCTCCATCGCTAGCATGTCGGCCGGGTTCTGCTGCGTGCCCGATGAACGGGGGCTTTGGGGCGCGTGACGAAGAAGCATCTTGACAGTGCGACAGTAGGCTTCGGGCTGCCTATGTCTATGGGCCCAGACCAGTACAAAGTGCGGTTTCCGGGCTTTCGCCACATCTGCGAGAGGCTCCTGTCAGATAGGAATAAGCGGCCATTCACGGCCCTGTCACGAGAACACCGATGCCGCAAAGGCCATTAAGGCTAGCTTGTCGTGCCTAAGTCCTACTGATTACGCTTGTAGGGAGTGAGGGTGAAGCCCTAAGCTCAATTTTAGGGTATGATGTCGTGGGGGCAGAATAGTCCGTTTGCGGCAATAGCAAGAGGTTGTACGGTAGAATTTGGGTTGCATCATGCCTTCAGAAGCAATCCGCAAACTTTGAGGATTTTGACTTGGTAATACTAGAGTGGACTAAACCCGGAATATGGATTGAGGGCATAGACAAAGATGCGGCATGGCGAATCAGCAGGCAAATAGAATGTCTGGAGGGCGCAATCTTAGAGGCAATTGTAACGCTCAATATGTTCGATCAAGTTCAAGCTTCTAGGCAGAATATGGAGCGCGATAGGGGCGAGTTTGAGGCTCGCAGAAAAATATCCCGCGAAGTAGAAGCGGAATTATTTCCCGACGGCATGATGCCAACGGGAATGCCGAATGAGGATTTTGGAGAAGAGTTCGACAAAAGAAGACTTCTTGTGGATGCTAAGGTTCGCCACCAGATGTGGCAGCGCGGATTTTTGCCTCAGAGCCTTCTGAGCAAGCCGCCGTTTATCTTTGCGAAAGCGTTCATTCACGCATTGGATTTGTTTGACAAGTTTCTTGAAGACATAGCGAAGGATCTAGACGCGCCAAATAGCATAAAAGACATTCACAGGAGTTTCCGCGTTTCTCTTCCTGATTTGCGAGGGATTCGCAACTCAATTCAACATTCCGAAGACCGATCCAAGGGTGAACACTATGGAAAGAAGATAAATCTGAAGAGGGTCGATAAGTCCAAAATCGGCATTGAAGGCACTGCTCTCGTAAATATGGCCTTGAATGGGAATAAATTTGGCACGACGATGTCTGATGGCCACTACGGTGCAGTAGACGTGTCAGTGCAAACTATCGACGTCCTGCGCAACACACTACTCGAGGTCTACTCGGCTTTCGAATGGAAAGGTGGGGAAAGGCTCTATCCTAGTTAAGTGGCAGCCTCAAATGGGTTTCTGCCCCCTACCAGAAGCTACCTCATATTTTTAAAGGCCATACGCTCGCATACTCCTGACGTATTCCGGTCATCCGTGCGACCACAGCGAAGTAGGGCTTTGTCCGCAGATTGTGAGTTCACTTGCAGCGAGATCTAGCAGTCGCGGCTAATAGCCGTTCCGAGGGGCCAAACCGCTGAATTTGCTCCCAAAGGTGAAAGGCTGCTTTGGGCCGAGCCCAACCTGCCAAGTTCAGCTTCCCTTTCGTCGCTTAACAGGATGATCTGCTGTCGTAGATTGGCAAGTGGTGTCTTTGGCGTGGCGGCGTCGGGCCCCGAAGGCCTTCAGTTGCGCAGCGTTTGCATGAAACGCTCGTGATCGGCGTCCATCTGGCGCATCCGGTCCTGTCCCCACTGCATCCGGTCCTGCCCCCATTGCTGAATCGCGCCCATACGCTCGCCATGCGTGGCACCCAGCGGGTTCACGCCGGGTGCCATGGGTTGCTGCACCATGCCCTGCACCTGCTGGTAGGTGTTGACCAACTGGCCATAGGCGTTCTGGTAGTAGGCGCAGGCTTGCTGGTTGCCCTGAACCTGGCAGTCGTAGCCAGCATTCAGCATCGCCAGGCCTTCCTGCTGGACGGCCTGATGGGCCTGGCAGGCCTGTGGATTGCCCATCTGGCAGTAGGTGCCATAGACCATGGCGAGTTCGCTCAGCGCCTGAACGACCTGCGGGTCGGCGGTCTGGCGCCAGTGGTCGGCTGACACCTGACCAGAGGTGGTCGCGGAGAGCAAAATCGCAACGAAGGCGGCCCGCGCCGGAAACATGGACATGTTGGGATCCCTTTCCTGAAATCGGCTGACGCAGAAGTTCGCGCCAACAGGCTACGACCGCGCAGATGATTCTGGAAAGCCCGATCTTGGAGGGGGTGGGACGACCGACCGGACCAGCTATCAGCTAGCAACGCCCGCCATTCCGCAGTGCTAGGCTGACCAAGGTTGCGAGCCGCTTTGTCACTTGATCTGCATCTTTCGCGGCGGCTTCGAAGCCTGAAGCCAGTTCCTCGCGGCCTGCCGGGCTGCTGACGATTCCCTCTGCCATCCCGAGGATCATTGCCACGGCCGCGTTCCGCGTATCGACGAGCTCGCGCTCCAGTCGAATAAGTTCTTCTTCCTTCGCCATATCGAACCTCCTGCGGGCAACTTGTGTCCGCAGGAGAGATTCGGCAAGTGGGGTCAGCGGCATCCCTTTCTCTGGCGCTCGCTGTCAATTTCCTGAATGTGTCCTTTCGCAACCGCGATTGCTGCCTCTTTGTCGTTGCCGGACATGCTCGAAAGCGGCAGGCCAAGCAAGAAGACGCCAAGTGCATCGCCGTTTTGCGCGGACTTCTGTTCAGCGCTCAGATTGGTAAGATCGTGGCTGATTTTCAGTCGCTGCTGGGCGAGCTGGGCGCAGCTTTGTCCCCGGTAGATGCCGGAACCAATATCTACGGCTGCGATTTGATCCGGTGATTTTGCGCACGCTGATGCGAGCAATGCGGCAATGATTACAATCTTCTTCACGTTCAACTCCAAGTTGGCAGAGACAAGAGTTCACGCATTCGTGAGTTTGTAAAGATCAAGATTTCACCACGCATGAGAAAGCGGCGACGCGCAGTCCAGAGGCATGTGGATGAGAGGAACGGCTCCGAATCCAGCCGCCGGTGCGAGCCAGCAGCAATCTAGTGGCTACCGACTTGCACCCACCCTGCCAGCCCGGCCTGACGGCTGCCACAGGCGCGCAAGGCTGCTCGGTCGCGGCCCCAGAACACCTCCACCTCCTGATCGGTCAAGCTGCGCTCTGGCAGTGCCACCGGCACGGCACAGGGCAGGATCAGGCTGGGCGGCGGGGCGTGCCGCGGGGCATCAGTAGCGGTTGAGCCGCAGGACGCGACCAGCAGGCAGGCCGCAGCCAGTTGCAGGGTCCGCATGGGCCATGTCCTCCAGTTGTCGTGCAAGCTCTGCCGCCTGTGCCTCGGCCATCAGCCGGTCTGCCTCGATCGCTGCCGCTGCATGGGCAGCCTCCAGGGCCTCGGCCTGCACCCTTGCAAGTGCGGCAAGATGGCGATCCTCCGCAGAGCCTGCCCCGAGGCGCCAGCCCGTGCCGAACGCGCTGACGAGGCAGGCCAACGCGGCCAGGATGAACCAGGGGTTGGGCAGCATCCGCAACATCATGGCCGTCCCAGCCAGTCCGGGACGAAGAAGCCGGGACAGCCCTTCGCCGCATATTCATTGTGCCCGCTGACGCGCGTGATCCGGGTTCGGCCGGAAATGGCTGCGATCTGCTGGCGCAGCGTCACGGCCTGCTCAGGGGTGAAGTGACGTTCGAAGCTGTCCGATGCGGCGGCTTCATGTCCGCCGATCAGGCAGATGCCGATGCTGCCCTGATTGCGCTCGACCACATGCGCCCCGATCTGGGTCTCGGGCCGACCGGGCAGGATCAGACCATCGCGCCCGATGATCCAGTGATAGCCGATGTCGCGCCAACCATTGCCCTGAACATGCCAGCGGCGGATCTCTGCAACCTGTTCCAACAGGGGGCGGCCCGCCATCCAATCGGGCAAGGTTGCCGCGCAATGTACCACGATTTCCTCGACGGGATAGCGTGCTGCACCTTGATAGAGGACAGAGGCCGTTTTCGCGGCCAGGGGCGCCGGTGCAGATTGCCCGTTCTCCCGCCCCCAGGCAGCCACCGCCGACGCGGTACGATTGCCCCAGAGGCCGTCAACCGGACCGGGATCGAACCCCGCAGCAGTCAGGAGCCCCTGCAAGGCCTTGATGGCATCTTTCGTCAGAACGGCAGACACAGTTTCACCCCCAGATAGATTGCGATGACAGCCCCGGCAAAAATCCAGGCCCGCGCTTCCTCGCGCAGGGCGCATTGGATCGGGCTGGATGGCTTACGCTCCACGGTCTTGCCCATCCCCACCTCCCGATGTGTGCTGGCGCCCCCGCGCCTCGATGACGGCAATGACGATCTTTGCGCCGCTGATCCCCATCATCCCTGCGATGAATCCGGCCATGGCCTGGGAGTCGCCACTCTCCGGCGACACGCCGGGCAAGAGCCCGATAGCCGCCAGAACCAGCGGCCAGAGGTAGCTGCCCACCAGAATGCCGGTGAAGACGGACAGGATGCCTTCGCGGATCCGCTTGCGTTCCGAGGCCAGCCAGCGAACGAGGCCGCCAGCCCCGGAAGCTACGACAATGCGGCCGGCCTCGCCGCTCAGCCAGGCGATGGCGCCGGCACCCAGCACCAGAAAGTCGTTCAGGACGGGGAGGAGATGATCAGGCACGGCGCAGCCCCTTTACGACTGCCCCGGCCAGAAACAGCGGCAACACATAGGGCAGTCGGCGCCGAAGGCGTCGCGGGCCGAACATGGGATGGATGTTGCAAATCCAGCCCCGACCACGCACCCACAGCGCGGCATGGGCGGTGCCACGGTCGGTCCTGCCGACCCACAGCGCCATCCGCAGCACGGCGATATTGAGGATCAATCTCCACCAGGACCGCTGGCTGAGGATCCATGCGGCTGTCAGTGCGAAATCATCGCAGTCACCGATCAGCGGCCCATCCTCTGCATCGAGGATGGTCCAGCGATCCGTGGCTTCGGCCTGATAGCGGAACCGCAGACGAAGATCGTCCAGAGGATCGACCCAATCTGCGCGGGGGGGAATATGCGACGGCATTCGGACTCCTGCGTGTCATGCCCGAAGGCACGTCCCGCGCACGTCCTATGCGTCGATTGACCCACACATACCAAATCTGGATGCGGCCCGCTAGTTGAAGATTGCCGGTGCCCTTTCGCTCCTGATCCGGTCGTTCAGCTTCGGGTTCAGCGAGACGCCGAACTCGTTGCGCTCGCTGGCCCGGATGCGCCCCAGCATCGACTGCCGCAGGGTGTCCGATGTGATCGGATATTCGGGGTAGCGCATGTTGAAGTCGCGGATTGCGTCGATCACGCCTTCCGGGATCGGCTGGCCCGACCGAAGGGCATCGCCTGCCTCACGGTGCAAGGATTTGCGCTCATCGGTGATGCGGCGCTCGACATTCCTCAGCCGGTTGTTGATCCGATACCGCTCGGCCAGTTGCGCGGGTGTGAAGCCGCTGGCCTGCATGATCGCCTGATACGGGCTGACATCCTCGATCAGCGGATCGCCGTTGCGAGTGATTGCACCCTCGGTGCTGAACCTGCCAGCCTTCATCAGGTCGCGCACGGCCTTGGGCACTGCCGCCTCGATCCCGCGCCACCAGTCCCCATCTCCGATGTAGTCGAGCCCTCGATAGAACCCCAGGGGAATGCCCGCGACCGGCCCAAGCAGTTCGCGCATATGGGCGTCGTAGAGATCCTGCCCCTCCAGATCGCGGTCATCCCCGCGGAACCACAGGTTTGGCATCCCGACACGCTCCGTCAGATCGGCGCCCAGAACCCGGCCAGGTACGCCGCTCATGGCCATGCCCATGGCATAGTTCCAGGCCGCCACGCCGGGGGTGTCGCCCTCCATCAGCAAGGCATCCTGCAACCATTCCTCGGCATCGTCGCCCCCACCGGGGAAGAAGGCGCCAAGAAGCATCATCAGCAGGCCATAGCCCCATGTGCCGCGAATACCGGCATGGGCCATCATGGATAGGGTGATGCCGATCAACTGCGACCGGGCTTCTGCGCGTTCCTGCTTGCTGGCCCCGTGCAGTGATTGATGGGTATCGCGGAACAGCCGCCACAGCATGTTGACCACGAAGTTCTTCATGCTGGTCACGATGCGCGCCAGATCCCCTTGCATTGCGCGGGGACGGCTGCTGGACTGGTAGTCGAAATGCACCTCCCACGTCATGTCGGCTGCGGCATCGATCGCTGCCAGCCCGCTCAACCCGTCCGCTTTGGCCAGCCGGTAGCCCGCAAGGAATGTCACCTCCCGGTTCAGGCGTTCGGCATGGTGGAACATCCAGCCGATCTTGCGCATGACGCGCTCACGCACCGCACTGTATTCCACGCCGGTTTCGGCCACGGCAGCAAGATCATGCGCCTGGGTCTTGTCGATGGTGCCCCGGCGATAGGCCTCGTTCAGCGCATCGCGTTCGTCTTGTGCCAGTCCTTCGGCATTGGCCGCGCTCCATGTCTCGCGCCAGTTGGCGCCGCGACCCTTGGAAAAGTCGCGCAATGCCCGCGCCAGTTCCGCTGATACGCCAGAGACGCCCGCCTTCCTGAACCGTGTCGCCATCAACGGGATGCCCACCACGGTCGTTTGCGTCAGGTTGGCGACCGCCGCCGCCGGTGTTGCGCCAAGATACCAGATGAAGGCGAGGTTGGTCAGGCCAGCCGCCCAGGCACTGGTCAGGGGCTCCATGGTGAAGTCGTGGCGGCGTTGCATTTCCCGCACAACTGCCCCCATCCGGTTCGGATTGTCCGATTTGCGCGCCTCAAGCTCGGCCTCGTCCATGTGATCTTCCAGCAGGATGCCGTATTTGAGACGGGCAAGCTGGTGCGCGCCATGGAACATGTGCTTGCCAAAGGCGCGATAGGCATCGCGGTTATAGCCAGCACGCCCCTTGCGATGGACCTTCGAGGTGCGGATCGAGCTATCCGGCAAGGTTTCCAACCACCGCTGCCAGACCGCATCCATCACTTCGAAATTGGCCCCGGACTCGGCCAGCACCTTTTCCACATCGGCAACGAAGGTGGGATCGACCTGTGACCGTAGCGCGCCCTTGTTCGAGACCAGACCATGCTGGACGCGACCGGGATGCAGTGCCTCCTGTTCACGAACGAACGCCTGCTGCTGGCTCTCGCGCTCGAAGCGGGAGAAGGACATCACCTCGCCTTGCTCGTTGCGCACGGTGACAAAGTAGTCACCAAAGCGCGCCAAGGGCACATAAGGCCCCTTCATCCGGTTCTGTTCGAACATCTTGCGCAGGGCCGTCAGGCGTGCCCGCGCCGCAAATCCACCGCGCGCCTTCACCGCATCCAGCTTTGCCTGTGCCTCTGCCAGCGCATCGGTTTTTTCCTGCCCGGTCAGACCCTCATCCTGAATCCGCCGGGCTTCCTTGTGGAAGGCGCGCTCGGCGCGCTTCAACCCGATCCGCGTTGCGTTTTGCAGGTTCTCCATCACCGCCTTGTCGAAGTCGTCCGCAATGGCGGTGTATTCGGCCAGCACCTTGCCATACATCGCCTTGAATGGCTCGGGCAGCGCATCATAGGCCCGCTTCAACTCCATGTGGGCCTCGGCTTTGCGGGCCGCGGCCTCCAGCGTGGCGCGTGCCCATGCCTCGGCACTGTCCCCGCGCCGGGACAGTTCCTCGCGCGCCCGTTGCAGCCAGACATGATCGGAGGGCAAAGGCTTGGAGGGATCGACCCCGGCCAGCGTGGCGCGGTGCATGAGGTCCATCATGTCGTCATTCGCCCTCGGGTCTTTGCGCCGCAGATCCAGCCATTCCTGCGCCACGGCATCCGCTCGGCCATGCCAGGCATTGCGCAAGGCATCCATTTCCTCCTTGGTCCGCAGATAGGCCCGCGCCGACACCAATCGCTTGCCAAGCTCCATGAACAGCGGGCGGCCCGGTACCAGCGAGAGCAGGTTGTATTCGCCATCGCGCCCCTTGCCGACCATGGCGTCGGTCAGGATCGAGGACACGAAGGCACCGGGTTCCTTCCAGTGGTGACTGCCAATCAGGCCCTTGGCCTTCGCTCCGCTGCGCATCAGGGCATCGCGCATTTCGCGGTCATCCATCCGCCCGGCACCCGGCCCATCCGGCCCGCGCCCGCCGACTGTGCCGCCCGCGATCCGCTCCATCACCAACGCAGGGGACACAAAGCCTTGACCGCGCAGCCCGGACGCAATGGCTTGCAGGAATCCCCGCACCTTGTTGAAGATCCGCGCCAAGGGCCCAGCCGCATCGCGTGCAGTCGCCCATTCACGGTACATCTCGGCAACCGCCTCTTCGATCTGCACCGAAGTGACCTTGTCGCCATAGGCCCGCTCGACACGCGCCATCAGATCGGCATCGACCCGTGCAGCCCGGACCAGCGCCCGCCATTCCTCGGCGGTGAACAGGCCATAGGGCTGGCCCCACAGGTCGGGATCGCGCAAGGCATGGACAATCTCATGCCGCATGACTCCGCGCGCATCCCGCGCCGCCGGGTTCAACTCGATCAAGGCCCCGCGCTGACGGCCCTGGATCGGTACGCCCGACGCCCCCAGCAGCCCGCGCACGACACGTGGCGTCACCTTGCCAGCCAGACCGGCCGCCGCAACCTCGGCCTCGGCCATCCGCGCAATGTCGCGCAGGGAATCCACCGGCACGGCGGCGGCGTTGATTTTCGGTGGTGCAAGCTGTAGGTTCAGCGTGTCGGCGCCGATTTGTAATTCTGGCTCCACGCGGGTCTCCCGCGCGTCCATCTGGCCTTGTGCCGGGGCGCCGATATTGCCGCCCAAGTTCAGGTCATAGAACATCCTGCCGTTGTCCATCTCGCGGATGACGATATGGATGGGCTCTTGGCGGCCGGCGACAGAAACCTGAGCCTGGAAATAGTGAATCTTGCGGACATGCGCGCGGCCGAAGCGGTCCTCGGACTCGCCGGTTTTCTCCGCGCTTGCGACGATCTGTTCCAGCGCAGGCACGGCCCGCAGCAGATAGTCGAGCGGCTTCCCGCCGATCTTGCCCGCAGCGGCGCGCGTGAACGACACCTCCCAGCCCGTGGAAGTGTTCGTGACCTTCCTGCCTTGCAGGTTGTCGCGATACCACGCACGCGCCTTGCGTTGCAGATCAAGCATGTCCTCCCACGGCCCGAGTTCGTCGCCGGTCAGGCGCGCGGCAGGTTCCTGATCATCAAAGCGGGATTCCTTGGCCTCGTCAGGCGCGTTCTCCGCCAGAAGGGCGCCTTCCAGTGCATCGACCTTTTCTGCCAGTTCGTTCAGCTTGTCCTGGTCTGCAAACCCTTTCAGCTTTGCCAGACCTTCCATCACATCGGCGCGCTCGCGCTCGCGCCGGGCAATATCGGCCTCGATCCGGCGCGGCGTGGCCTCGATCTTGGACAATGCCCCTTCGACCTTCCGGGCCATGCCAACCGGATCCTCGGACCAGCCAACCATGACCTCGTTGTCGCGTGGCAGGGCGATATAGTAGGTCACGGCATTCATCGCGTGCGACACTTCGATGTGCAGCGGAAAGCCGGAAACGGTTCCGACCTTATCCTGATGTCTGAAACCCGTCCCGGCCAAGGCGTCCTCTGCGGCGCTGATCAGATCGGCGCCGAACTCCTTGCGCTCGGTATAGGTCTTGCCGCCCATGCGCGCCTCGAAGGCATCGCCTGACAGGTCTTGTACCTTGGCGGCTTGCGGCTGCCAGAAGGTCAACTCCTCACGGTCCATTGCAATGGCGCGGCCCAGTCCGCGCGCCTTCGCCTCCATCTGCTGGCGTTCGCGCACCGCTGCCCCGGCCCGGCGCTGCAACTTGTCGCGCTCCGCCCGCAACTCGGTCAGTTCCAGCACCCGAGGATCGGCGGTGGACATGGCTTTGGCTTGCTCATACTGGCTGGCCTCGCCAAGATCCTCCATGTCGCGCACATTGGGATCGCCACGGAAGAACCCTTCGATGAACCCGGCCTTGCGCGCCATCATTTGCCACATGGTCGCGTCGTAGGTACCCTTGGCCGAGTAATCGAGGATTTCGATTTCCCGGTTCATGTTGCCCTGCCGGATGCCGCGACCATTTCTCTGCTCGTCGTCGGCAGGGAACCACAACGGATCAAGGTTGTGGATCGCCGTGATGCGCCGTTGTGCATTGACGCCCGTGAACAGGGTCTTGGAACCGATCAGGATCCGTTTCTTGCCCTCGTTCATGTCATTGAACGCCCGCTGCTTGCGCGCATCGGATGTCAGATTCTCGGCCAGGATGATTTCGTCGGCTGGCACGCCCATGGCCACCAGTTGCGCCTTGATGAAGCGGTGAACCGAGAAGGACGGGTTGTGTTTCGACGGGTTCACGCCAAGGGTCGAGAACACCATTTGCGTGGTCGGGCCACGCATCAACGGTTCGTCGGTGTAGCCACCTTCCTTCTTCACCCCGTAAAGTGGGGCGTCGGCGCCTTCTTTCCAGCGGCGGTAGATGTTGTTGATCATCCGCTCCAGCTTGGAGTTGTTCTCGCCGGCGCTGGGGTCGACAAGGCGCATGTCGATGGCTGCAAGGCGACCATCGTTGATGACCGACAACAGGATGTCGTCACCCTTCTTCACCGGCCCCTTCCGATTTTCGATCATGCGCATCCGCGCGCCCAACTGCTGCTGGTACGCCTTCAGCTCGGGCGAAGCCTCCACCACGATCAGGTTGCGCTTGCCATCTTTCAGCGCAGGCCGGGTCACGTACTGTTCAAGGTCTTTCGACGACACCACATCCATGACCTGCCGCACCATGAGCGACAGTTCCGGGGTGTTCACGAACTTGGCGAAGCGCGTGACCAGCTTGTACCCCCCATCGGGGGCTTGCTCCAAGGCGTTCTCCGTGGTGCCGAAGGTGGCTGCCCAGGAATCGAAGGCCGAGATGTTGCGATCATCCAGCGCCTGCGGCTGCAAGTACCGGCTGATCGAATAGAGTTCCGCCATCGTGTTGGTAATGGGCGTGCCGGATGCCAGTACCAGACTGCGCCCCGGATTGCGTTGTGCAAGCGAGCGGGTCTTGATGAACAGGTCCATCGACTGTTGCGAGCCCTGCGGATCGACCCCCTTGATGCTGCCAAGGCTGGTGGCGAAGGATAGTTTGCGGAACAGGTGCGCCTCGTCCACGAACAACATGTCGGCGCCGGTCTCATCGAAATCGAACACGGCGTCCTTGCCCTTGTCCGAAGTTTGCCGTGCGATCCGCTGTTCAGCCGCCTCAAGAAGGGCCTCGATCTTCTTGCGGGTCTTGGTCTCCCCGCTGGTGATGCCCTTTACATCAACTCCCAGCGTGGCCGCCATGCTGTGGAGGGCGCCAAGAACGGAACGTTCCATCCCGGCATCCTCGCCAAACTGGCCGCCGCTCAGCCCTTCCAGAACATCGCGCACATCCTGCAACATGCCTTCGACGGCAGCTTTCTTGGATGCCTCCGATGCCGGGATCAACTGGAACGCAGAATGGGTGATGATGACCGCATCGTAGTCACCAAGCGCGGCATCCGCGACGAACTGCTTGCGGCGCGAGGTATGAAACCGCTTCTCGTCCGCGACCAGAACCTTCGCCAATGGGTATTGCTGATAGAACTCGGTGGCGAACTGGATCAGCATGTGGTTCGGCACAGTGTACCAAGGCTTCCGTGCCAGCCCGAGGCGCTTGGCCTCCATGCCAGCGCCGATCATGGCGGAGGTTTTCCCGGCCCCTACGGTATGCGCCATGTAGGTATCGCCAGATTGCAGGATCCGGGCGATCACTGCCGTCTGGTGCGGGCGCCAACTCCAATCGGAATGGATGCCCGGCGTGGTCAGGTATTCGCCATCGTATTTCGGCGCCACTTCCGCATTGAAGGTCCGGTTGTAGAGGGTTTCCATCTCCGCCGTTCTGGCGGGATCAGACCAGAACCAGTCGCGGAATCGGGTCTGCAATTCATTGGCCTTGTCGGTTGCTGCCTGGGTGGCTTCTTCATCGACCCAGGAGTCTGTGCTTCCATCCTGATTGCGGCGAGTTCGGCGCACCTCGACCTTCTTGTTCGCCATGACCAGCCCCATCAACTCGCCAAAGGGGCGATCCTCGGTGCCGAACTCCGAGGTGGCCTTCGCGCCGGTGGTGGTGCCGTTCACCAGCCAGATGCCAAGACGCGGTTTGAATTCGACCTGCAACTCCAGGCCAAGAGCCTCGGCAAAGTCCGGATAGATCGAGGTAGGAAACCAATGGGCGCCAAGCGGGACGGAAATGTCCTGCGCCGCGACGGGCGCGGGCTGCACTGCGCGCAAGGCATCGACGTTCGGCTGATACTCTGGGTTCGCCCGCGCCTCGCGCTCGGCTTCTTCCAGTTTCACCACCACGTTGCCAGACAGGTATCTCGCGCGGGTTTCCCACTCCCTTGTGCGCGGGTTCTGGAAGATCTTGCCTTCCAGTTCGCTGATCACCCGTTCCGATGTGCTGTTGGACAGCGCAGCAATCCTGCCGGGATCGACGCGCCCGGTTTCGCCCAGCAGGTGCAGAAGCGCATCCTCCGGGCTATTGATCTGGGGCCGCGACGAAACCCTCACAGCATTCTCGGTGAACACGCGGGTTTTCTGCGCGGTATCCGTTTTCTCGTCGTACTTCTCGATGGCCAGAAGGCGATAGGACTCGGGGTCATCCATGAACGGGTCGATATTCGGCCGCGTCACGATGATCTTGTCGTCCATGGCTTCTGGCGCGAATGTGCCCTCACGATAGCCGGGCGCCTGTCGTGCTTCCTGCCGTGCCCGCGCGATTTCCGCCATGGACGCGCCCGCCTCGATCATTGGACCGGCATCGAAGCTGCCAATATCGAAGGGTTCACCAGCGGCGCGGGCATCGTTCTCGGCCTGTTGCCGCGCGCTCTCCTGCTCCACGATGCTAGGTCGTTGCGTGCGCCTATGCTGCAAGCCGATAGGGCCACGCTCCTTCACATAAGCATCGTAGGAATCATTCAGCGCCTTGCGGGCGGCGCTCGCATCCTTCCCATCCACATCGGCGGCGTACACATCGCGCAGTGCGTTCTTGATCGGGATCAGGGCTTTCACCGCCTCCATGGCGGCTTTCGGCATCCCCTTGGTGTTTTCGCGGCTGCGCGGCTCGACCTTTCGGCCCGTATTGCCGTCGAACAGCCACAGGGCGCCATCCTTCAGGTAGAATGAGCCAGGCTTGGTCTCGGCGTGATCGGCGTCCAGCGCGTCCAGTTTCACCGATTCCGGTGGGGCCGACATGATGTTGCTGGGAAACTGCGACAGGACCGATTTGAGGTCGGCACGCAGATCGGCGTTCGGGCGCGGGCGCACACCAACGCGCGCCCCGGCGGTGAGTGTGTCATAGAGCCCTTGTTCGCCAAGGATCATATCGGGATTTTCGATGAAATAGCGGTTCACCGCCGCCTGTCCAGTGGTGCCGTCACTGCCGGGAAGGTCGATCACCTCGGACTGGCGCCATGCCGGATTGGCCTCGGCCTCACTGTCCACGCGCTTGCGCAGCACGATGATGTCGGTAGTGACTTCGGTTCCATTTTCCTTGAAGGCTGTATTGGGCAGCCGGATTGCACCGACCAGATCGGCCCTGTCAGCCAGATAGTCGCGTGCCTTGCTGTCCATCTTGTTCATGGTCCCTGCGGACGTGATGAACATGAGAACCCCGCCTGGGCGCACGGCATCCAGCGATTTGGCAAAGAAATAGTCGTGGATGAAGAACCCTTGCGGGTAGTCGGGATCGGCCTTGATCTGTGTTCCGGCAAACGGAGGGTTGCCGATAACCAGATCGTAGAACCCTTGCGGCAGCTTCTCCTTGATGAAGTCGCCGTTCTTGATGTTGTGCCGGGGGTACAGGGCTGCCGCGATCTGGGCAGTGATATGATCCAGCTCCAACCCGGTGTAGGTGGCGTTCAGGCTTCCGGGCATAGTGCCAGCAAAGCCGCCGACCCCCATTCCTGGCTCATAGACGCGCCCGCCGGTGAACCCAAGCTGCTGGGCAAGTGTCCACATGCTCCGCAGCGCGGACTCTGCGGTATAGAAGGCGTATTGAGAGGTGCGCGAAAGGGTTGCCCGCTCCTCGGGCGTTGTCATGGTCTCGATTTCAGCGGCCAGATCGGGAAAACGGATGGTGCCATCGCTGCGCGGAAGGGTGCCCGCCAAGGTGCCGGCGCCGCCATATTTGGCGAGGGTCGCGCGTTCCTCAGCCGTCGCCGGACGACCCTCTTGCTGGATGGTGCGCAGGGTGCGGATCGCCGCAATGCTCTCTCGTGCGCGGGTCTTTTCCCCGCGCGCCAGTTCAAGCCCGCCGGGCTCGATGACGTGGTTTACTGGTCCTCGCCCGCCAGTGCCGTTTCCAGGGCCAGAGCCATCGCCACTTCTCTGACCATCACGTCGCGGGCCGGATCGTTCTCCGGTACGTTCTGCAACGCGATTTCCTGGTCTGCCTGCTGTACGATCATCCGAACGTAGGCTTCCAGCTTGTCCGGTCCCCGCTTGGAGATCTCCCGCGCCTTCTTGGGGGCTCGGTCGATCATCGCTTGCATTATTGCGGTTATCATCGCGGCGGTTCTCCGGTTCGGCATCGACGCCAACATTACGGGATTCCGGCTCAGAATGCACCTTGCTTTGCGATGCTTCTGCCTCGGCCATCGCGCGGCGCACCTCGTCCAGGACGGCCTTGGCATCGTCCATGTCCGACACGTCTTGCCCGTCGAGGTCCATGGTATCGCGGACATGATTGTAAGCGGCGCGCATCGGAGCCTGGGCTTCGCGCATGGTCAGGCCGGTGCTTTCCGCAAAATCACGCAGCATCTGTCCGAACCGCTTGGTTCCGGCCTCGATGTAGAGCCCGACCAGTTCCGCCCCGAGGGTGATGTATTCCGGGTCAAGCCCGCTGCTGGTCTGATTGCGCGCTTTGGCTGCAAGGCGTGCTTTCAGTTCGTCGGCACGCTTCTGCTTGTCCTCCGACAGGGCAGAGAGGATGCCGCTTGCAGGCTTGCGCCTCTGTGCCCCCGCCGATTCCGGCCCGAAGATCGCTGTGCGCAACGTTTCCATCTGCTCGCCGGTAAGGCGATCAGCCACCTCGCCGGAGGTCAGTCCTGTTGAGACGGTCGTGTCCAGCCCGGCATTTTTCAGGGCTTCGCGCCGCTGGTCGCGGTTGTTGGTCCACCACCAATCAAAGCGGCGCGGGCCGGTGGGCTGCGGGCTGATTGGGACAGGTGCATCGCTGGCCTTGCTGCCCACAGGCGTTTCCCTGCGCGCTGCTTGTTCAGGCTTGCGGGCATCAGCAATCACGGACTCGATCTTGGCCTCGTCCACATTGTGGGTGCCAGCGAAGATCTGGCGGCCTTTCGGGTCCGTGATCGTGGTGCGATTGACCTGGCGCTTCACCACATAGCCATCATCGGTCACGCGGGCCTGATCGGTTGTCGGCTCCCCGAATGCGTCTCTGGTTCGTTCGTAGCCAGACAGCAGATCGCCAAGACCGACCGCAGGTTTCTGTCCTGCAATCTGATAGGATGGTGCTTCAATGGTTCCGGTGTTTTCCAGCGTCCCGGCGCGGTACAGTCGCCCGAAGGCATCGGTCAGCGCGCGCTTACCGTCATCCGACAATCCATCCCACGCCATGCCTTGCCGATACTCGCGTTCCGCCTTTGGCCCGGCTTCCTTCAGGATCGCATCCCGCATCGCCTTGTCGGCATTGTCCCACCATGGGGCGCGGGTCGGGGTCGGCGCGGCTTGCAGGTCGATACCGGCAACCTTGGCGCCAGCCTGACGCACATCAGCATCGTCCTGCGGCGTGATGATTTCGCCATCCAGCGGCTTGGCCTCGGGGCGGCGCACCTCATATGCCCGTTCGCCATTCGGAAGGTCGACAAGGCGAACATCATAGCCCTTGCGCTTGAGCCCATCATAGAACGCCCGGCCATCTTCGGTCAGTTCGTAGCCAGAGAGGAACCGCCAGCCGCGCTCTGCGGCATATTCGATGGCCTTGTCATGCAGTGCGGTCGAGACACCCTGACGCTGCATGTCCTCGCGAACCTCGGTCACGTCAGCTTGCAATGTCTTGGAAGCTGCGTCGGGGAAGGCAATCATGGCAGCATCACCGAGGCGGAACGCCACGGAGTGCTCCCCTTCGTTCTCGACCTTCACATCAGCGGCTCCTGGACGGCGCGGCTGGGATGGCCCGGTATCGACAATGCGCGTCTTGCCGGTCTGCAAGCTGTTGAGGATCAGGACGCCGGGCGTGCCCTCTTTCGGCGCAGGCTTCGGCATGACTGCATCGCGCACCTTGTCAGCGTGCTTGCGGGAAAAGATGAAGCCGCCTTCCTTGTCGTCCCATTTCAGGCTGACACCGGAAACAGCCGGCGGCTGATCCTTCGGAACCCCGCGCAGGACTGCGGCCTTTTCGCGGATGTTTTCGATGACAGGGGAGATGGATTCGGACGAAGCCGGGGGAGGGGAAATTTTCCCGCCTGCCTTTGCCTTTCCGCTCACCGGCGTGTCGGTCTCGCCAGAATCCAGCCATGCCTTGAACTCGGGCAGCGCCATCTTGCGGATGCCGCCGATGCGTGCGGCCCCGCGCCCGTCGCTGAACCCGGCCTGATAAGTGGCCTTGGCATCTGCCGGGGTGTCGAAGCCCAGCATGACTTTATGTTCATCGAACGTGCCGCTGTCCGGGTCGATCTGATCCACCACCCAGACGGACTCGCTGGCAGTGTTCGGCCCCATGTAAAAATCCACATGGTCGCCATCGGCGCCTGTCGTGCGCAGGATGCGGCCATACTCGGCCGGCATCGTCACCTTCCATTCGGTGCCGTCGGGCGAGGTGCCCTTGCGCTCGCTGCCCTTGGCGTTTTCAATGGAAAGGCGCATCCCCTGCCAGTCGATCTTCGCCGTCTTGTAGTTCTCGGCCTCCTTCTGGGCCGGGGTCGGGTCAGGGTTGGTCTCGGCGGCTGCGGCCTCGAACTGTTCACGGGTGGGCACCGGCTTTTGAGGCTCATTCGTTGGCGGCAATGCCGTTTGAGGATCACCTTGGGCCGGTTTGCTGTCAGCAACGGTAGTAGGCTTGCGATTCAGGCTTTCCAGATGCTCGCGCGCCGGCACAGCCTCATATTTCGCGGTGTTCAGGGCATCGACCTTTTTGCGGTCGAATGTCTCCATGACGGTTTCGCCGGTCTCCCGGTTGCGAATGACCCAGCTTGCGCCCGGCCCGGCCTGCTCATCGGTCAAGGATTGCTTGACGGTTGCAGGCTTGGGCAAAGGCGCCACCCGGTCCAGTTCCTGCAAGGCACCGCGCATCCGTGCGGCGATGGTGTCGCGGTCCATGCCATCGGTGTCGATTGTATAGTCCAGATCGCTGCGACCATTGGGGGTCGCCCGGATCACAATCTTGTTCGGGCGGATCAGAACATCGCGCCCCTCAAGCGTTGTGTCGTCGCTGCTGCGGCCAGAGGCCACGCCCAGAACGCGCCCCCATTCCCGGCGCCGCCGCTCTTTTGCCGCCATGTCGGCTTCCGTGACCGACTTGCCGCCAAGCATATCGGGCTGGACACGCTGCTCCGGTGGCGTGCGGATCGGCTCGACAGTCGGGCGCGGGCGGGTCGGCGCGGCCTCTGGCTCGGTGCCGGGATCGGTGATCTCCCCGGTGTCCTGGTCAAACTGCGGGGCCGTCTCCGCGATTTTGCCCAAGGCGTCGTATTTGCGCTTCATCGGCCCAGTCCAGCCGCCTTCGCGCGCACGATCTTCCATCTGGCGCATCTGCCTGATCGCTTCATCAGGCGTGACAGGCTGCTTTGGCTTCTTTTCCTTGGGCGGCTTGACCTTGCCCAATGCCTGTTGGGACAGTGCCTCGGTTTCCGGCGCGGCGGGCAGGGTTTCCTGCGTTGGCGACGGCATGGGCGTGGATTGCGCCGGTGCGGGCTTGGCTTCCGATTCAGCGGCTGGTTGTTGCGCGGTCGGCTGTTCCTGATCCTTCGGCTTGCTCTTGGTGGCCTGTTCCGCGGCCTTGTCCATGTCAGCCGCCTGACGGCGCGCAGTATCGAATGCCACCGGGTCGAGGTCGATTTCGACGCCATCAACGCGGATCACTACATTACCGTCCGGTGTTTCGCGCTGGAATACCACATCGCGGACGAGCCCGGCCTCGTCGTCATAGACACGAACGGCCCCGCCGGGCTTCTGGTCAGGGAACATCTGTGGTGCCGGAACCGGCTCCGGTTGGGGCGTCAGATCAGGTGCGAGGCGCGCCGCAGCCTCGATGGGTCCGGCAGGAGGGATTTCGTCGACCGCCGCGCCCACACCGGAGGGAGAACTCACCGGAGGGGAATCGGGCGCGGCGGTCTGCCCCCCGGCGCTGCCATCGCCGGGGTATGCGGATTGCGGGCGGAAACCTGCTGGCTGGGATGCTGGTGGGGTTCCATCAGGGGCGGAAGCGCCATCTGCGAAGACCGTTCCTCCATCAACCGGCGATGGAAGCTCCAACATCGGTGCCGGAAGGGCCAGCATCGGTGTGGGGGCTTCCGGCTCCGGCTGAGGCTCCTGCTGCGGACGGCGGGCGCCAAGCGCGCCCATGGGTCCACCGGCCAAAGCACCCGCAGCGGCAGCCTCGATCGCGCCTTCGGTCGGGTTCAAGCTGGTCCCGGCACCTCGGTTGATCCCGATCCGGGCGCCAGTGCTTTCCAGACCTTCTTGCAAGCCTTCCTCGGTCGCGCCAACGGCAACACCTCGGGCGACGTTCCCGGCAAGACTCTTTCCGGCAAGGCTTTGCGGCAGACCCTTGGCCACAAGCCCGCCGGTAATGGCGCCACCGGCGCCGCCGATCATAGCCTGAATGTCACCTGCGGCGTCCATGGCGCGGCGCCGGGTCTCTTGATAGGCCGCATTCGGGTCCATGCCCTGCGCGGTCAATTCGCGGAACACATCAGACTGCCGGGCTAGTTCCGGCGTGCCGTCCTCGCCCTTGGCCTTCCACAGATCGTCAATGACCTGCGCGGCGGTTTCACGGCCTTCTCCGCCCGCCATCGCCCCGCCGACACTGGCTGCGGCAAGGCTGCTGCCACGAGTAGCAATGGCCGTGGCGACGACAGGGGCAAGGCTTCCAAGCCCCTCTGCGCTGACCTGTGCCAGACCGCGCCAGGAGAAGTCCTCCGGCGCCTTCCATGTCGATGGATCAAGCGGGTCACCTGTCGGCAAGGTCTTTTCCGAGGCTGCCCGCGCCTCTGGCGAAACCGCCGACAGGATGCCCTCGCCAGCACCCTTCACGGCTTTGCTCGCGGGGTCGGTGAGGCGGGTTGCGACAGCCCCCAAAGGCTCCTGTCGGCCAGTCGCGGCTTGAATGATCCGCTGCGCAGGATCGGAATTCAGGGCACGGTCGGCCAGGTTTCCGGCGTAGTCGATGGCCCCGCCAACGCCGCGCACTGCGGCACCAAGCGCCCCGGCGCCAAGGTCTTTGACCAGCGATGGGCCATCTTTGGCGGTCGCGGCCTTTGGCTGTGGATCAAGCTCGTCCGCGATGCGATAGGCCACATCCAATAGATCGTCGCCGCCCCGCTCACGAAGCACGTCCTCGATCCCGCGCCCGGCTTTCACCTGTGCCGCCATCTCGGCAGCGAGGGCTTCTGCGCGCGCCTCGCTGCGATCCTTGTCAGTGGACAACACAGCCAGAATGGCGTTGGCAGGGATCCGATGCTTCGCAGCGATCCGGTTCAGCGATACTTTCGGATCTGCATCAGCACTCTGGCGCTTGGCGCCCAGTGGTTGCACCAAGTCGCCAGCAAAGATGTTTCCTGCCATAGAACGGCCCCCTTACGGTTCGGTCTATGGCTGTCACATCCTATGGCAGCCTGTTCCCCTCCTGATACCGTATGATGGCCCCCGCCGACAAGCGCGTCAGTTCTTTCGAAGCAAGGGGGGTGGGTCCGATGCTGCGGATTGCCCGGCGCTCGGGAAGGCGCGGCGGGCTTCTTCGAGTGCAATATCGAAGGTGATCGGGGACTGCTGTCCGGGAAGGACATTCTTGCCTGCCTGCTCGAAAATCATCTTCGCCACATCGAAGATGCGCTTTTCGCGATCCTTCTCAGCCGCCTTCGCATCATCACGCGCTGCCTTTTTCGCTCCAAGCGCGGCCTCGTTGGCGGATTTGATCCTGGCTGCCGTCTCGGTGAAGGCATTGAGGGGATCGGCGGCAGACAAGCCAACCATGTATAGCTGGTTCGGATCGTCATAGACACGTTCGTAGGTATCGCCCGTAGCCTCGTTGCGGAAGGTGATGACCGCGCCATTCACTGCCCCGGCCTCATCCATGGTAAACCGCGATTGCTCAGGCACGATGGTCGTTCCATCGTTGTAGTAGCCCAGCCGATTGTAGGCCGCGATGAAGTGTCTGCCAAAGGTCTCCATGTCCTGCTCGCCTGCGGCGACGACCATATGGACATAATCCTTCATCGCGCGCTTGGTCTCGGCGGTCTGCATGAACTCCTGAAACTTCACCGCGCGGTCGATGTCGCCGTTCCTGACCATCGCCTCGATCAGCTTGGGTACGACAGTGGTTGTGTACCGATCCATTGCAGAGGTTGCCGCGCGGTCTCGCTGCTGGGACGACAACGGCTTGCGGTCGGACGCGCCGAGAGGGGCGCCGCCTGCCTTTTGCGCCTCCTCGACTGCGATTGCGGCGGCTGGCCCTACAGCCTGAGCCGCTTGTGCAACTTCCTTCTGCCTGGCTGCTTCGACGGTCGGACCAAGGCGCGCGCCCGGTGTCGCCGTGTCATTGGGTAGGCTGGCCGGTGGCGCGGGTCGTGCACCCAGGGGTGCATCTGGTGCAGGGGGCGAGGATCCGGCCAACTGATCAATCACACTGCCCGGCCCGAACGGAGCATCCTTGACCAACGGGACTTCTTTTCCGGTCGCGTAGCGCACCAAGGGGTTGATTGCACGATTTACCGCATTGGCGGCGCCACCCAGCATGGGCTCGATCACCCCCTTGTCCACGGCCTCGTTTACGCCACCGACGACAGCCCCAGCCACACGCGGCGCTCGAGTGACAAGCTCCGCAGCATCACCCATCATCCCGCCATCTTGCCCGAACTGATGATCATAGTTCGGCTGCATGGCCTTGGCCCAGGCATCAGCGCCCGGCTTCAAGGCCGCCTTAACACGGGCACCAAGGCTTGGCCTCTGTTCCGGCATCGGCTGAACGCCTGGATCAATCTGGCGATCCGGCGGAATGAAGCGGGCGCCGACCGGGCCTTGCTGATGGAGCTCATCGGCGATTGCGGCGGAAGGCGCAGGTGCGACCAATGTTCCGTCCTGAAGGCGCGGCAGGCCAGAAACGGGGTCATGTCCGGTTTGCGAAGGCGGTACCGGAGGCAGGGTACCGGCGCCAATCTGCCCGCCCATCACATCGGAACCTGCACCTCCGGCAAGCGTGTCGGCATCCGCACCGCCAGCCTGTGTCTGCTTTTTCGCCCCAAGGCTTTCCAAGGGCACGGCACGAACAAACGCATCAGCCGCGCGCGTCGGTGCGCCAACCATAGGGAGATTTGAAGCCACGCCAGCGACCGCAGCCCCGGCCTCCGGGGTGCCGGATTTCGCCGCAGGTGGGCGGGCACCGAGGGACGCGGGCGCCTCTGGCTCCGCCATGCCTTCCTGCATGATACGGCGATACTCTTCCTCATTGGCGGCCTGTCGCCGCGCTGAGTCCAGCGTCAGCTTGTCGGCATCGAGACGCACACGGCGCCCTTGCATGTCCAGGCCGTGGGCCTCGGCAGCACGTCCTTCCCGGCTTTCGAGGATCTGATCCATGCGCTTTTGACGCTCGATCTGGTGCTTCCGATCCTCGCGGCCATCACGGTACTCACGGCCCTTGAAGAACCCATCGACAAACGCCGAAAATCCATATGTGCTCATTGCGGCTGGCCTCCGATTGCGCCTAGCGCCCGCGGGCCGAACGATCCGCCGCCGGCCTCGAACTGTGCGATTGCCTGATCCAGGTGCGAATCCGGCACATGTTTGAACCCTTCCCATTCCGCGCGCATGGCAATGCGTTTCGCAGCCGGGCTCCGGGCTGATGACAAGCGCTTGCGGGCCAGATGCTCTGCGATTGCCGTCTGTGTCTGTGGGCTGAATACGGTATCGCCAGACAGACCCATCTCAGTCGCCGCATTGCGCAGGGTGGTGCCGACGATCTGATACCGGCCCATGGGGGTGGCAACACGCCCGACCTTGCCTTTCACCCATTGGCCATATTCGCCGTTCGGGTCCGCGAAATCTCCAAGCTGCGCCAGTGTCATCCTCGACACGTCGATTCCATGGAATCGCCCGCCATTCTGCGAATGCCCAAACAGGGTGGAGAAGCTGCCGCCACCTTCAGTCTGGTCGATCAGGCCAAGCAGTGTTCCATCGCCATTGACTGGCGTGCGCGGCGCGGCGCCAAGGGTATCGGCGCCAGCACTGCCCATCATGTTGCCCATACCGCCGCCGCCGCTGAGCAGTTCGGTGTCGGGACGTGCGCCAAGGGCGGTGATAAGCCGGTCTTGGCGTTCGGCGTCGGCCAGCCGTTCGGCCCGATCCTTTCGCTTTATCCGCGCGCTTGCAAATCCTTCGGCAAAGGCACCGAGACCTGCGAGGCTCACGCTGCGGCCCTCGCCTCGGACGGGCGGCGCTTGGCCCCAAGAGTCTGGGTCAGCTTCTCCACCTTGGCATCAAGCTGTCGAACCGCGCCCATCGTCACGCCCATCATCGTGATCGGGTCAATGGCCGTGCCATCGCCCTTGCCAGTGGCAGCGGCGAAGTCTTCGGCATAGGGGCCCACATGGGTTCCACCGTCTCCGGCACCCTCGTTATAGGTCCATTTCTCCACCGGCATCTTGCGGATCGCCCCGAGCGAGTCGAATGCCTGCTTGTCGTGCTTGATTTCCTTCGACGATGGGATGAATGCGCCCGCCAATGTCCCCAGCGCGCCGAGAACACCGCCGATGCCCTGCTGATTGGCCTGCCATGCCTGCATTCGGTTCTGATGGTCCTGATTCAAGATATTGGCCTGCTGCCCATACCCACTCATGGCGCCGGAGAACCCGGCCTGTGAGGCGCCGTTCGACAGCCCCATCGAGGTTGCCGGGTTCACGGCGAGCCCGGACCCCATGTTGATGGCATTGGCGCGCTTTGCTTCCGCCTCCTGCATGACATTGCGGCGCGCGGTATTGGCGGCGCCGGCCGATGCCAGCGCAACCGCATTGCCCTGCGTGCGCGAAGCTTCTGCGAACCGGCCAGAATCCGGGGACACACCCATGGCCATCGCGGCTCGGCGCTGCTGGTCCTGCGCTTGCGACGATGCAAGCTGGACATCGGCCACCGATTCCCGCGCGGCCTGTTGCTGTCGGGCCGGGCTGTCCCAAGTCTGGGCTTCCGCAATGTACTGATCTTGCAATGGAACAAAGACACGCTGCTGGCGCGTCCGGTCCTCATCGGCCCAACGATTGGTGGTCGTGGCCTGTTGCTGCATCCAGGCCAGCATTTCGCGGCCCGTTTCAGCCGACATCTTGGCCGCGATACCCATATTCGGATCTTGAGCTGGCGCACTTCCACCCATGGCTTACCTCACACCCCGCGCACAGCGGGATCGGTTGCATCATCGGCAGTGCGCTGGAGCGCATCCCCTCGTTCCAGCACCATCACGATAGCATCCCTGCCACCCCTCAATCCACCCCGGATGCGGTATTCAAAGCTGGCACCACATTTCAGGGCAGCGGCTTGCGCAGCCCGGTTGTCCGCGGCGATATGAGCGAACAGTCGCGGCAGGTTCATCCCTCGCGGATGCGTTGCCATGGCGATCAGGCTTTCGATGATGCCGCGTGTCAGCCGACGACCGGGCGCGAGGCCGAAATGGAACTCAGCACCGTTCACGTCCATGTTCTGGAACACCGCAACACCGAGCAGATCGCCGTCAGGCGCGTCATAGATGCCCCATGCGACCACATCCGCGCGCCAGCCAGTCGAGTGGGTGAGGTGGAGGGCGGTCTCAAGAAGCCGGGTCTGATCCATGCGAGAAAAGTGCATCAGGCCACCTCTGCTTCATGCAGCCTGACATCGACCCAACGTCCGCCGGGCACGTCTATCGGATTGCCTGCGATCCAGAGGCCATTGTCCCAGACAGGCTCCGCGACGGTGATGGTCAGCACACCATCCGCCCAGCCGGTGGTTACATGGCACAGCCGGTTCCCGTTGTGATCACGGGGCACCTCGATCTGCCAGCCGGATTGCGCGAGGCCGAGGCTGCCGGTGATCTGGTAGACTCCGGTTTCGCTGCGGGTGATGGCAACACCGCTGGCGTCCGAGTTGACCGCGCCATCGCCCGCTGCCGCAAAGCCCTGGCCTGCGTCGGCCCCGCCGCCGACGCGCGCAATGGGCGAGGCTGATTTCACAAAGCCGTTGACATCGACAGTGGTGTTTGCCGTGTTGCGCACCTGGTGCCAGCTGCTCCAGACGCCATTCCCGTAACGGCGCATCCAAGTCTCGTCCGAGTTGGCCATAGCCGCCCGCATAACGCGCAGGGTGAAGAACGTCGGGCTGAATCGCTCGACCACGACGCTGCCGTAGTTACCGCTGACAAAGCCCGGAGGCATGTCGGTCTGATCCGCCGTCCCTGGTCCAAAGACATAGACCCCGCTTGGCGCATCTGTGCGTATCCACGAACCGATGTTCACCGGGGCGCTGTCAAGCGACCCCCAGCCGAAATCTCCAACCTTGGTGACGCGCCCCGCTGTGGCATCGGTTGAAGATTGGGTCACGGCGGCGCCCGTCAGCGGCACATCGACCTGGAATGCGGCGTTGCTCAGCAGCGCCCTGCGCGTGCCCCCGGCAACAAAGCCGAGTTGATTTGAGGCGGGGTTGTTCAGGCCGGTGTCTACATCACCAGCGAAGCTGACACCCGGCAGTGCGTTCGTCCCTGCCGGAAACTTCCCTGCCAAGGCGCCGGCCATATATCCAGACAGGTTCGCCCGAACCTGGTTCAACAGGTCATAGGTTTCCCTGACCACACCGCGCGTCGGCTGGATCGCATAGGTTTGCCCCGAGGCATTGGAGCCCAGATACCCCTTGTCCAGAGTCAGGGTAGTATTGCTGGAGATCCCGACAATTTCGTAGACGCGGCCATCGGGTAGATGGATTGCATCGGACACAGCCGCGTTGGCGATCCATGCCGTTCCAGTGCCGGTGACGGTTGTGTTGCCGTTGGTCACGGCAATCGTTCCTGTGCGATACCAATTCGACACTTCTGTCTCCTGCGGACATGACTATGCGCGCCCGGCCAAAACTGGCGGGGCGGGCGGTTTCAGGTTCGGCTATGCCGGGAATGCTGCGAGTCTAGACCAGTTTTCCTACCAAAGGTAGCGATCAGCCTAGCGCTTCATTTCTGTCGTCTGCATGAACACGTTTTTGACCCTCGGACTATATGGTGCAACGCGCTTCGCCCGCACCTCTATCGTCATCATCGACGCCGCGCCGGCCTGAACGATGAGCCCGAATGTCACGATCTGCTCCTCGTACATGTATTGCGTGTAGACATCCACGTTCACGTTGTTGCCGCCGGTGACGTACCCCGTCGCGCCGGTTGTCAGCTGCCAGATATTCGATGACGCGCGAAAGGTTCGCTGGACGATCCCGTTCCTGACCACTTCAATGTCGCACGCCCCATCATTGATGCCCATTGTCAGAAGTGTGGATACAGGTTTGCCGTCCGTCTCGGTGGTGACGGAGATGAGCGTGGTGAAGTCATCCACGATCTGCACATCGTCCGGTGCAAAACTGGCGGTGGTATTGCTGACAGCGCCCTCACGCAGCGCCAGTGTGCCGAATTCAGCGTTGCCGGAACTGTCGATCCTCCATCCATCGCCGTATCGACCGGCAGAGTAATTGGCGGATCGCAACTCTCCGCCAAAGACGGCAAGGCCCGAGGCGTTGAAGTCGATGGTGTCGATCAGGTTGGTGGTGATGCTGTTTGGCGTCAGAAAGGTGCGACCATCCCGCTGCCGAACCACCTCGATATTGGTGACAAATGCGTTTCCGCTGCCTCCGCCGCCACGGCGCAGCCCGATGTCCACCGTGGCCGCATTTGCCGGGACGGATATGTCCTCCGCGAAGGTCGCCCAAGAGGTGGCCGAGGCGTTGGCGACACCAATCACGTTTTGCCCAAGCGCCTCCCCGTCCGGGCCGAACCAACTGAACAGCAAGCGCAGGGTGGCGGATCTTGGTGTGGCTCCCTGCATTGCATAGCTGAACCGCGCATGGAACCTGTCGCCCTCGCGCGCCGCGACGCCCGTCGCCATGGTGGCGGTCCGGGTGGAGCCCGTGCTGCCGATCCGAAGGAAATGCGCAGTCGGGGCCGACTGGCCTGCCGGATCGTTCGCCCCCTCGCGCGCCGCGACGGAGAATGTCGCCGGCACCGCTTCCCATCCTCGGAGATCACCATAGAGGAATCGCCCGTTCGGTATGCTGCTGCCATCAAAATCGGTGATGACCAACTGCTTCGCGGCAACGGACCCATCCAGAAGGATGTCGTCTGCCTTCAGCTTGGCCACCGAAGCTGTGCCGTTGGAGCCATCCGCTGCGATCAGATCGAGAAGCGAAACGGCACCTCCCGCCTGCGCCTTGATCAGATATCCGGCTGACGCCCCGTCTTGCAGGGTGGCAATCGCGGTGCCTTGGCTGGTGATCTTCGCAGAGCTTCCCCCCGCGTCCACATCAAGCTGCGTCAGCAGGACGCCAAGCGCGGTCCCGTTCAGCTTTGACATGTCGAGACCACGAACATCGGAGATCTGCCCGGACAGGCTGCTGATTTCCGGCAGTTCCCCTGCGACCGATGCAATCTCGATGAACACTCGGGCAATCTGAACAGCCCGGCCAGCCTTGTCGTGGTCTCCGAAGATCCCGAGATACCCCGGCCCACCGCTGATGGAAGGCGGGATTGTCAGGTGGAAGACATGCCATGCCCAGGCAGTCGTCAGGTTCTGGTTAGACGCCACATACCCGGAGTTCCCGTTGTCATTGGTGGAATAGCAGACGCCAAAGCGGGTCGCGGGATTGCTCGATGGTCGCTTCGCCAGGACGCCGACCTTGATGCGTTGCCCGGCGAACAGCACGGCGCGCGCCATGGGGATCTGCACATAAGCGCCATTCGTGTAGCCTGTCAGAACGCGAGGGGCACTTCCTTCCGCAACGATGATCGTGCCGACCTGCCCAAGTGCCGACCCACCAAGGGAAAGGGTGACGGCTTCACCGGCGGTCAATGTCGCCAGCGTGTCGAGGGTGCGTTGGAAGCCCTGAATCGTGTCGGCCACGTTGTCGATCGAGGCCGTGAGCGCGTTTGCGGAGGCCGAAATAGCATCATTCGTGCTGGCCGATGTCATGTAGGCCGAAAGGGCCGCGGCTTTCACCTGCCCGGTTTCCGGGGTGAAGTATTCCGCCTCGAAGGTCTCGATCCTGGTGGAAATGGCCTCATCCGTGGCCGCTGTGGTGTAGTAGTTCGTCAGAATGCCAGCCTTGATCTGCCCATTCGGGTTGCGAAGGGCGGAATTGAGTTCATCCACCTTGGCTGCGATGGCGCCGTCCGTATCGACCTTGGTGTAATAGTCGCTGGTCAATGTCGCCGCGACTTCCGCGGCAGCGCCGACGCTTGCCACACTGATGATATCGACTTCAGCAACAGGCGCCCCCGCATACTGCGCACCACGAAACAGGAGGCCCGGCCGCACATATCCGGCACCAGCCGGCGCCGCGCGGTCGATGGTGTGGACGCTCCATGCAGCGCCGGGAGCAACGGAGAGGTCGTTGGATTGAGAGGAAAGCGCGGTCCACGAACCGGCAGGAATCCAGGTCCACTGGATGCGAAGACCGTTGTTGCCCCCGCTGCCGCCGATTGCGCGCACCCTGACGGTGATGCGGATCGTCTCGCCTTCCCGCACGGGCAGGACGCCTCGGGTCCGCAGCGCCGGTGTATTGGCCGCGCCGATTGCGACGGAGGCTTTTCCATCAGCAACTGACCATGCCGGATCCAGCGCGGCTGCAACATCCGGGGCGGCGCTGGCGCTGCTGGTCCAGTCAGCCGCTCCGGCCAGGAAGTCGCTTTTCGGCGCGGTCGCGGTCAGTACGGATCGCAGTTCCAACTGCGACGCCGCTATGGCCTCGTTCGCAGCGGTCTTGGTGTAATAGTTCTGCTCCAGATCGGCGGTGACATTTCCCACCGCTGTATTCGCCGCTGCTGCCGCTGCTGCCGCATCCGTCGCCACCTTGTCCGTTACCGCTGCCCACGCGCTGCCGTTCCATCGCTTGGGGGTGTTCGCCCCGCCCGTGGTGTCGATCCACAGGTTCTGTGCCAACCGTTCCGATGCGGCAGGGGCTGCGGACTGGAAGAACACCTTGCCCTTGCCGCCTGCGAGGTCCGAGGCCGCCTGCGCCGCGTCCTGCGCCTGCTTCACCGATCCGCCTGCACCTTCCATGGTGGATTTCAAGGTGGTGGACGCAGCCGAAATGGCCGCATCTGCATCGGTCTTTGTATAATAATCGCTGCTCAGAGTGGCGGCGAGGCCGCCGATGGCGCCTTCTGGTCCGGTCAGACTGCTTTCCAGTGCCATGGTGGCCGCCGAAATGGCGAGGTCCGCGGCAGTCTTGGTATAGTAGTCTGCGGACAAGGTTGCCGTCAGGCTGCCAATCGCCCCCTCTGGTGCCGTCAAGCTGCTTTCCAGCGCCATGGTTGCGGCGGCGATAGCGGCATCCGCGCCGGACTTGGTGTAATAGTTCACTGAGAGGTTGGCCGAAACATCGTCGACATCTGCCAGCAGGCTCGTCATCTGGGCGGCCATCGCAGTATCGGCGGTGGCTCTTGCAACCTCCTCGGTCCTGATTGCGGTCTCGGCCCCGCTCAAACGCGCCGATAGCAGTTGCAGGTTGGTGGAGGTGGCCTCCACCCCTTCTTGAACGAATGCCCGCGTCTGCTGGACAGCGGTGGCAAGTTCCGTCGCCGCGTTTTGCTCGCCCACGAACTCTGACAGCGCCAGCATGAGTCGTGTCATGTCATCGGCTGCCATGCCCCGATAGATCGGGCCGGTGGCGATCAGGCTTCGCTCATAGGCGGCTTCCGCCGTCAATTCCTCGGTCTGTGTGCGGGTATAGTAGTTTTCCGCAAGGTTTGCGGCGAGACCGCCAATCGCGCCCTCGGGTGCCGTCAGGCCGCTTTCCAGCGCCATAGTGGCGGCGGACATCGCCATATCGGCCTGGGTTTTGGTGTAATAGTCGCTCGTCAAGGTCGCTGTCAGGCCACCGATAGAACCCTCTGGCGCCTCCATTGAGGATTTGAGCGCAAGGGTTGCCGCGCTGATCGCAGTGTCGGCGGCGGCCTTGGTGTAATAGTTCTGCGCGAGGTTTGCGTTGAAGTCGCCCATCGTCGTTCCCAGAGAGGTGATCTGGGCGGCGATGGATGCGTTTTCATCAATGCGCAGGGTCATTTCCTGCTGCAAGGTGGCTACGGAGCCATTGAGGGTCGCGGCCAGCGTGGTTCGCGCACTGGCTTCGGCCAGCAGGCCATCATCCACATAAGCGCGGATCTGGGTCTGCGCCAAAGCAAGGTCTTCCCGCGCGGCCTCGCCCTCCATGTGGGCCTGCAACAGTGCATGGAGGTTGGAAAGATCGCCGGCCTCGACACCGGCAAGGGTGCTGCGTGCGGACTGGACAGTCTGGATGATGGACGGGCCATCCAAGGCGGACAGGGTAATCTCTGCCGCGTCAAGGCGGGACTCGACCCCCTGGAACTCGGAATTTGTGACGCGCAGGGCTATTTCCGCTTCCAGCCCGTCAATGTCGATTTCTGCCTGGGTCAGCCGCACCGTCATATCCGACACGGTGAGGCTGTCAGCCTTGAGTTCGATGGCGGCGAGGGCACCGCTCAGGCCAATTTCGGCGGTCGTGATGCGCAGATCGAGATCTTCGATGATCGGAATCTGGGTCGGGTCCAGCACCGCATTGCTGATTGCGGTGTTCACATAGGCGACCGAAGCCTTGAGGGAGATTTCGGCCTGCACTGCGTCCAGGTTGATCTGGGCCTGCGAAACCCGATCCTCGATGGTGTCTATACCAGCGATCCGAACCCGGCCATTTGCGGGGTCTACCCAGATGCCTGCGTCGGTGATGCGCTTTTCGGTGGCGAACTGGAGGGCCTGCAATCCGGCCAGCCGGTCATAGATTGCGTCAACGGCATCCTCGGATCGCCAGATGCGCAGCCGGTCGATGTCGATTTCGGTGGAAAGGTCGGCAATGTCGCTTGCGACCTCGGCGGCCATATTGCCCACGACCTGTTCCAGATCGTTCAGTGCCTGCGCGGTCTGCTGGATTGCCTCGGCGGCCTGTTCCAGGCCAACTGTGACTTCCTCGTCAATCAGGTCAACGTCAGCGCGCAGGGTATTGAGGTCTTTGTCGATCTGGGCGCGGACATAGCCCAGGCTCTCGGCGGATTCGGCCTGCACGCGGTCGATCAACTGCGACAGGTTGGAGGTGAATCCCTCGGTCAGGGCGTCCAGTTCTTCCCTGATCTGCTGGGATATGTAAGCCGCGCGCCGTGCCTGCGCCGCTGCCGCATCAGCGGCGGCCCGTAGATCGGCCACCTGCTGGGCCAGCCCTTCTGCACTGGTGCTACTGCCACCGGCACTGGCGGCGCCAATCGCTGCCGCCGCCTTTCTGGCGGTCAGGTCTGCCATGGATTGCAGATCGGCTGTCAGTTTCTTGAGGTCGCGGAACCTGACGGCATGGTCGGGCTGCTTGCCACGTTCCCCCAGAAGGGTTTCCACCTTGGATTTGAGGATCGGATCATCCCTCATTGCCACACCTCATCGGGCACTCCGGCCAGCACGATACGAGTGGTCGATACATTGCCTGCGACCTCGACCTGCCACTCGGTTGCCAATACGGGGGGAAGCCGCTCGATGCGGCCAAAGGCTGATGCGCCGGATGTCTCGCGGATCAGGTTGCCATCGGCCCATACCTTGAAATCCAGTGCTGGCACGGCGCCGGCCAAGGGTTTTGCATCAACCATGATACAGCCGAAGTTCACCGGGCCAGGGAGGCGCATGGGCTTGGACCGCCAGAGATAGGTGCCGATCTGTTCCGATGGATCATCGACGCTGACCACAGTGAGGCGATCAGCTTGCAACGCGAACAATCGCCCGGTCTCGCGGTGGTGGATCAGCGATGTCAGGCCGACAGGTGCCGCTGGCACCAGGTAGGGCTGCTGGCCTGATACATCGACATAGGCAAGCTGGCGATTTGCACTGCCGATGGGCTGATATGACATCGCATAGCGCCCGCGCGAGGCGGCGGCGTGGATGGTGGCCGGCGCTATCTGGCGCCATTGATCAACATCCCAGAGGGCTTGCGATACCACTGATGCCCCGCTCTGGCTGATCTGGACGAGGCCCTCCGTGGATGGATAGACCGCGAAATGGCCCAGATCGACGATGCCTGCCTTGGACAGGCACGGAAGGGACACCTCCATGCGGGTGAGTGCCATGGAGTCAGGGTGGAGACCTTGGGCGACGTAGGGCGTGGCGGTTGTCAGAATGGCAAGTGATGTGCCGAAGGCGGCAAGTCCGACGATCTGATCTGAGACGGTCAAGACATACTTCTCGGGCCAGGCATGGGGTTGATAGGGTTCCGAAAAGCAGACCTTGCGCCCGCTGAATGCGGCCATGATCCCGTTGGGCATTGCGATGATACCGGCCAGATCGGCCGGCGGCGGGTCAAAATCCGTGCTTGGCATCACCTCCTGCGGGGGCTTGACGGTTGGATCGTGCGTATAGATCGTCGTGGCGGCTGGTACCTCGTCCACGAAAAAGAACTCGGTGGCGCCCGCTGCGCTGGTAACGGACCTGTAGACGCGCTTGTGGGTGATCAGGCGGCCCGCAGGTGCTGCCGCCGACATGGTGACGGTCACAATCTGATTGTCGTGGGCGTCGATTGGGGCGCTTGCCAGCGAGGGCTGCGATTCCTCGCCCAGCGATGTGACATAGGTATAGGCATAGAGGACCGTTTCGGTGGTCAGATCGCCTGCCATGCCGAATACCTCGACCTCCATGGCGCCGATACGTTTGATCCTCACCGGATCATTGGCCGCCGATGGCAAGGAAATGGCTACTGCCTGGTCGGACGTGACTGCGATGATCGTCTCGCCCGAAGTTGCCGATGTGTCGCGCGTGACTGCCCGGTATGTCGAGGCGGTCGTGATCCATTCGCTCCCCGAGTAGGTGAACCGCGTGCAGGCACCCCCCGGATAGATCGTCGCTGGCAGCGCGGCCCCGTTGATCTGCGTTCCCATCGGGAGGATCACAGCCCGGCGGTCGCCCAGCACGCCTACATCGATCGTATCGCCCACGCTGCCGGAGGGCGGCATGGAGAAGATGATGGTTTCGGGAGCGGAGGTGGTCAGGAACCGTCGCACCTTCATCGTTTCCAGCGCGGCATCGGCTGCGGTGGAAAGGTAGCTATCGTCGAAGGCGCCACCGATCTTCAGGACACGCCAGTTCGTGCCGGTCCAGATGAAGGCGTGCCGGTCGCCCTGAGCGGAAATCGTGAATGATGCACCCCCACCGAAGAAGCTGGCGCCGGGAGCGTTCACAGTGACGGCAGCAGCGCCCTTGCGCTCCACGGAGACCGTCGATCCGGCTGGCAATCCAGAAGTTGCCGGCAGGCTGACAGCGACACCCCGGGCTCCGTTCACGCTGATATTCTGGCCAGCAGCGGCGGCGTGGGCATAGGTCGAGTCTTCGCTGGTCGGCGGCGTCAGGATTGTTCCTGGCGGCGCGATCAGTATTGCAATCCATGCCGTGCCGTTGAACAGCAACGCCAGACGCTGGCCAGCCCCATCAAGGGAAATGTCACCGGCCCTGCCGACGATGGCCCTGCCATTGCGGTGGACTCTGACGATCCCGGTGCCCTCGTTCACAACCCCGACGCAATCGCCGCCAGTGGGCGCAGCGGGCAGGCAGGCCACGAGGCGCTTGTTTGCGGATTTCGGGTTGGCGATGTTGACGGTTCCTGCCACCAGATCGGCACCGGATGCGTGCAGCGTGACCGGAATTGTCGCGGCGGCTGAGACCCATTTCTCCCCGTCATGGGTGAAACTGCGAGCGGCCCCGTCCGTGGCCAGGGTCTCTCGCTCAGCGATTGCCGGGGCAGTGACACCGGGTGTTTCGTTGGGCGCAGGCAGGGCCAGGCCATAGTAGACCCCGCTGTAGAGCATCTGCGGGGCACCTGCTGCGCCACGGGTGATGTAAAGGCGATCCTGAGCCACGGGACCGGCAGCAGCATCGGCATCATGGTTCCAGCCCAGCCATGTCGATCCGTGCAAATGGATGCGCTGTGCGACGGCCCCCAGCACGGTCGCCTGCGCGTTCCCCCGCATGGGGGCAAGATCGCCATTGGTCAGCTTGGCATTGCTGACGGCGGCGGCGTTCTGCGGGGGCAGATAGGCAGGATTCAGCTTCGGGATTTCACCGGCGAACCCTTCGAACGTGATCTTCATGTCTCAGAACCATCTGGCGGTGGTGCGGATCTTCGCGCGGGTTTGCGTGCGCATGTGGGTCGAGAAGGCAGAGTTGCAGGCGCGTTCGAAGCGTTCGAGGTGGAACATGGCGCGCTTTGGATCGGTCCAGCGTTCCTCTGGTGTTGCGAGGATGCGGGCGAGGGCGCCATCGGTGATGGCCTCGGCCTTCTGAATTGACAGAAACTCCGGCACGACATTGTAGGCATCGTGCAGCGGGTCGTTGGGGTCTGTTCCGAATAGCTGGCCGCTACGGGGTTTCAGGAACAGCGAGACACGCAGCAGGCCAGCCTGGAACGGATAGATGGACACCGTGTTCTGGTCGATCTGAGTAAGGTACCTCGGGCGGCCAATCTGGACGGCCCCGGTCAACTCGTCTGGGTCCGTATCCGTCCATTGAGTGGGGGTCAGCGGAGCCCCGTCATGGGTCGCTTCCTCGATTTCATGGATGGCTGAATAGTCCGGGGCGACGATGGCCTGACCATTGGCGGTCAAGCTCACCTCGATGATGTGGCGCCAGCACCGGGTGCGCTCGCAGAACTCGATGGCCGCGAGCCGTGCGGCCTGCTCTGCGAAGAAGCGGGGGCAGCCGGGGGCCTGCGGCAGGATGATCGGCAGGAAAACCGCCGTTCTGATGACAGGCAGAGCCACCGGCTATCTCCTTGGATCAGGTGGAGGCTCGCCCGTAGTTGGCCAGCGCCATGCCCATTTCGCCATTGTTGATGGCCGCGATGGCCTCGCGGAACTGCGTGAAATGGGCACCGGCCCGGTTCGCCGCGTTCGGCACACCGCTGTCCTTCGAGAAGGCCCGGTACAGGATGAAGTCCACGATTGCGTTGCGATAGATGTCGGGGAAATCGACCGTCTCGGTGTAGTTCTCGATTGCGAGGTTCGCCGGTGCTGCGGGCGGCGTGACGCTGGGCGGAACCATTCCGACCATGGCCTCGATCTTGCCGGTGCCATCGTTTCCGGGCACCACATAGAACGAGCGTGGATCCGCCATGTCGTGGATCACGTTCTCTACCGCGACGGCGAAGGGCAGCGTGGCGGCGGCTTGCCAGCCGGGAATCTGGGCGTCGATGATTTCGCGGCGCGCAAGGGTCCGAATGGCTTTTCCGCCTGTCGGCCCGCCAACGTCATCGTGGCCGAGCACGAGGTTGCGCGTCACGCGCGACAGGACAGTGTATTCCGCCGGAAGGCTTTGGAGTGTGCCTTCTACCAGTTCCAGCGTGACGGTGCCGGATTTGGCATTGGGTTTCAGGGCCACGATCTCGCGCATCGCGTCGTTGAGATAGGTGTGCAGTTCAGGCGCCGTCCAATGGACGTTGCCAAAGTCTTGCAGCGTGACAGATGCGCTGTGCATCACATCTTTGGCTTGGAACGGCATCTGGGGTCACTCCTTCTGAGCGGTGCCGGTGGGAGGGAGGATCAGCCCTGGCGGGCCGCCTTGATTGCCGTGAGCAGGGTTTCGTCCTTGGCGGCGGGGTGGGGCTTTTTGCCGGTCGCCTTGAGGTAGAGGGCTTCCAGCGCCTCGCGGTTCAGAGGCTGATCCGTGGGCTGGGTCGGCTCTGTTGGTTCGGTCGGCTCACTGGGCTCTGTGATCGCAGCAGGCGTGGCTTGCGCAGGTTTCGCGCCGATTGCCGGAGCGGCCTGCACAGTGCCGGGGGCGATGCGATATCCTTCGGTGATCGACAGGAAACGCTCGATATGCTCGGGCACCGTCACGAACGCGACATGCCGTCCTTCGGGATCGGGGGCGAAATGATAGGTCGCACCATCCGCCATGGTGACGCGGCTTCCGTCGACTCGCTTGATCTTGGATTCAATGAACATGGCAGTTCTCCCGTTTCAGATGGGCCGCGCCTGCCGCAGCGAGGCGCGGCGGAGGCTCATCACGCCGATGCGTAGCGCAGGCGCAGGTGCAGCTTCTTGTTGGCTGCGGGGGTGATGGCTGCCGATGGCACCACACCAATGCTGCGATGTTCGCCGGCAACCGCGAGCCCGACGATGCCGATCAGGGGCTTTGCCGCCGGTGTCCCCGCTGCCTGGTCGTTGAACAACTCCGCGCCGCAGCTCCGCGCGCTTTCCACATCGCCCGGCGTGCCGGACATGAAGCCCACGTCGAGAGTGATGGCCCCGAGGTTCTCGGTTGCAACATCCACCGCCAGAATGCGGTTTCCGGCAGCAAGCGGCGCCAGTTCCAGCACATCGGTATCGGCAACGGCCTCGGTGAAGGTGTGGGTGATGATGACTTCGCAGACCACGCCTGCCTTGTTCGGCACGGGAATGGGAGTGCGGGCATTGCCCTTGAAATAGGTGGACTGTTTCGTGGCCATGGTGGCGATCCTTGTGCTGTCCGGTTGCTGGATGGCGGGGCCGGTCGGGCGGCCCCTGCCGGATCAGATCAGGCGGCGTTGGGGTCGCGGCAGGAGGTATCGACGGCGATGACGCCAAAGTCCTTGCCGTTGAACCGGGTCTTTTTCATCCCGAGGATCGCCCCGCAGTAGATGGCCACCTGGTTGTCGGCGTCGAACATCTTCTCGACCCATGTGAAGCGGGTACCGCGCCCACCCGAGCCATAGGCGACGACACCGGCTTGCCGACCCATCAAGAGCGACCGGGCCGCGCTGACGTTGCCGCCGACGCCGTAATCGCTGAAACGACGCACGCCTTCATGCTGATGCAGTACGGTGTCGTTGATCATGCCGAGGCCGCCCTTCACGATGGGGCTATTGCGGCCCTCGCTGGTGGCCAGCGCCTGCTGGATCTTGGACCACGACAGATCGCCGGTTTCCACGCGCATGTCGTAGGCTTGGAAGGGGCTCATCAGGAGGATGAACCGCTTCGCGCCTTCGATGCTCACCGGCGTCATCTTCATCACGTCCGGGTTGGTGGCATTCATCATGCGCGGCTTGACCGTCACCCGTTCGATCAGGGCGACGTTCATCTTGTCGGCGGCGGTCAGGGTGGCCTTGGAAACAGCGGTCCCGCCGTAAAGCTGGTGGTCGGAATCGGGTGCCTGGATCGGGTTGCCTGCGAACTCGCCCGAGAACTTGCTGTCCTGGTTGGCCGCGGTGGGGGCGCCGGACAGATAGACGTGGAATCCCTCGTCCACCCATTCGGCCATGTAGGTCGCGGTGCGGTCGCGGGCGATGCGGCGCAAGTCGTGCAAGGTGCGCTTGCGCGTCATGCGACCGCCACCCGAGGCGCCTTTGCGTACCTGGTCGATTTTCACTTCGTCCTGGTAGAAAGTCAGGGGTTCCTCGGTGCCTTCGACCACATTGTCGCCTGTGGTGACGCCCCCCCGGAGGTTCACCGACAGGTCGAACTTGATGGCGTCACCGGCATCGTCTTCGAGGTCGGTGCGGCGCTCGATGATGTTGTTTTCACCGGAGCCGATGAAGCGTTGGTAGTAGGTTTGCTTGTCGGCTTCGAGGGCCAGCGACGTGGCCCACCGCTTCACCGCCTGGGGGGAGTTTACGCCAACAGTCGTCAGCATATCGGACGCTCCTTTGGTCAAGAGAGGTTTGACCCAGGCACGTCCTATGCTTGGCTTAGGAGTCCCCTACCACATGTTGGGTGTGTGTATCAACTGGCGGATTATCTCCGCCATCCGACATTGTGATCTTGACGTCTGGGGGCGCCGAAACTGCGACACGGATACGTCTGTCACCGGCCTTGATCAGGTCGAGAGTGACGTCTCCCACCCTGATCTTGGCGCCGGTCCCCATCAAGATATTGCGAACAAGCACGGCGTGCACCTCCCTATCAGTTCAGGTATGCGGCTTGGCGTTCGGGCGGGAGGCGAGCCAGCATGGCTTCCGCCCGTTCAGGATCCACGCCCATCATGCGGTCGATGGCTGCGAAGGTTCCATCATCGGCATCTGCACCCGGTTCAGCGCCGGAAAGGCCGGTCAAGGTGCGGGGCGGTTCTGGCCGCGGATCGGTGCGTGGGCCGGCGTCGTCAGGCTTGGCCTGCTTGGTGGCATTCGGGCGGGTAATCGACTGTCCTGTCGTCACCTCCACATGATCAGCATAGAGCCGGTGGGCCAGTTCGATCTGCTTCTCCATGGGCAGGCTTGCATAGGCGGCGCTGCCGGTGACAGACCGCAATGCGGCGTCCCAGCCGTCGATATGAGCCTCTGATGCCAGATCGGGGTGCTGGGTATGGTAGGCGTCCAGCTTGGCATACCATGCCTGGGCGCGGGCTTGCTGCTGCTGGTTCAGCACGGTCTGTGCCAGTTCGATCTGGGCCATGGCGCGGGCCTTGGACTGCACCAATTCGGCTTGCTGTGCATCCCATTCAGCGCGGGTGAGGTCGCCATCATCGTATTTCTGGACCAGCTCTGCCAGCTTGGTATCGGCTTCGGCCAGGGCCTGCTGTGCTGCGGACACGTCAGGCAGCGGCACAGCCGTGGCTGCAGGTGCCGGTTCCGGCTCCGGCTCGGGCTGCTTCGCTTCGATGGTCTGAGGCGTCTCGTCCTTGGCGGGTTCTTCCTGCGTTTCGAGGGCGGCCAGAACGGAGTCCTCGCCTTCGGTCAGCGCGGCAATCTCGCCTTCATCGAGGAATGCCTTCAGGCCATCCATGGAGAAGGCGTCGGGCAGCCCCGCCGCGTTGAGGGCCTTATTCGGGTTCGGGGTTTCGGTGGTGGTGTCGGTCACTGGATCGCTCCTTGTGCGGCGGGTTGTGCGGTAGGTTGCTCGGTGGGCTGGACGGCACCGGGTGGGATCGTGGCGGCGGCTGGCGCTGCCGCTGGCGGGGCGCCGCTGGCTTCGGCATTGGCGAGGATCTGGTCAGCGGCTCTGGCGACGGCCGGGGCGCCCGCGATGGCTACGGCGGCTTCGAAGGCGGCTTTCAGCTTGGCAATCTGGTCGGCAGGCAGGGAGGCAGCGGCCTTTTCGGCTTCGGCGCGGGTCTTTGCGGCCTTGGCTTCCTTCTCGGCCAGTTCGGCCTCGGCCGCGCGCTTCTGCATTGCGTCCGCTTCGGCTTTTGCGGCATCTGCGGCCTGCTTTTCCGGCGTCGGGTTATTCGGGTCCGCATCGGGATCCTCGGCGCCGGTGATCTGACGGATGCGCTTGACCAGTTCGTCGCGCTTGGGCACGTCCAGAGCCTCTACGACCAGATCGAGGGTTTGCAGGACGATCTGGGGCGCAGTGGCGGCCAACCGTTCCATGAGCCCAAGCAATTCTTCGGCCTGAGCCTGCCGGGCGGTCGCACGCCAGTCATCTTCGGTGATGACGAAATCCGCCTTCGAGTTGGCGATGGCGGTGTTCGGATCGCCATTGTTGATGCTGATGTACTGAGGGTTTCCCCGACTGTCCGTGATGCGGAATTCGTCGGCCTCGGTGTAGAACTGCTCGACGTTCACCAGCAGTTTTTCGCCATGGATCATGCGGGCCTGGCGCAGGTTCTCGAAGAAGATGAAGGTGGCAAGCTGGCCCTGCTCCTGACGGGCAATGATCGCCTTGCCGGAGGCAGCATTGGTCTTGCGCCCGAGGTTTTCATCGGTAACGCCAGACACCTGCTGGATCATCTGGGCGTCCCGGCTCATCAGGTCGATATGTGCCGCTGCGAGGTTGGTGTCAGTCTCGATCTTGGGCGGCGTTCGGTTCGGCTTGTGAACGATCACCGCATCGGGCCTGCCTGCCTCGTCGCGCAGTTCCTCGATGTCATCCACGGCACCTTCCTCGACAGTGACGCGGGTTGTGGACAGGTGATGCAGCGCCTTGGAGGCGCGCTTGTTCAGGTCACGCTGAATGTCGCGCAGGCCACGGATGAGGCCATAGGGCATTCCGTCCGAGGCTCGGCGGTAGCCCCAGATCGGGGTGAATGGGTAGCGGTTGTGCCGATAGGGCGACTCCCGAATATCGAGAAAGCCCGCATCGGTCAGCAATGCGCAATGAACAACCTCGCGCGGTCGGGTGACGAGGGTTGCGCGGCCAGTGGCCAGTTCCTGCCAGTGACCGGGGCTCCATTCATCCAGAAGCTCGCCATTGAACTGCCCGCCCCGGATGATCTTGGCATTGGGCTGGACGCGCTTGAACCAGACTTCGATGCAGCGCACGCGGCGGCGTTCGGTGTCGTAATGTCGGTTGACCGGGCCGCTGGTATCGAAGTGTGCCAGTTCCTGCGCATCCATGGCCTCATCACCCAGATCGTCCAGTGTCAGCAGGCCGGGTGTCACATCATCTGCCGCCGACAGCAGCACGCCCTTCCGTTCGGGCCACAGAGCGGTCGCCAGGTCCAGATCGAGCCACTTGGCCCGCATGACATAGCGGGCATCTGCGATGTCCATGCGTGTGCTGGTGCTGTCCCACAGCATTGATCGCCACGATTCCCAGCGGTCGAACACGATAGTGCCGTCCTCTGGATCGCCTTGGCCCGTCTCGACCCAGCCGACACCGGCTTTGACCGCATCGGTGAATGCCTGGGCATAGGCGAATTCGCTGCGGTTCACGTCGCGCAGGTGGGCGAGCAACTGTGACTTGATTTCCGCCTGCTTCAGCCCGTCCCTGTGGCGTGGCAGCACCTTGTAATCCATCGGCGCGCGGCGCTGGCTGCCCAGCACCCAGTTCACCGAGGTCTGGATCATGTTGAACACGATGGGGGCCTGACCTCGTGCAGCCAGGGCGGCCAGTTCTTCGTCCGTCCATTGCTGGTGGTCGTACATTGCCTCGTCCATCGCCATTTGCAGACGATTTTCGTTCTGGCGTTCCAGTTCGCGGGTGTAGTGGCCCAGCACACGGACATGCATTGCCTGCCCTTGGGGGCCGTCCATCCATTCAATCTTGGAGGATGCCTTGTCGGCGCTGTGCTGAGCCTGCATTCGCTCGAAATAGCCGTCGCCCGCCTGCGCTGGCCTGCGCGGGTCATACTCCACCATGTTTCGCGGGTTGGTATCCTGTGGATCAAACATCGCGGGAGATCTCCGACTGGCGGGTTTCGCCGGTGACGGTGTTGGTGATCTTGATCTCACCGAAGGACGGGCCGCTTCTGCGGCGATCCAGCGCCGGTGCCGGCGGCATGGACAGAAGATCGGGCAGATAGTGGTTGATCGTGTCCAGGACGCGCAGGCGGTCGCGCGGGCTGTGAGCATTGCCGGGAAGCAGGCCATCTGCGAGCCATTGGAATGTGCGTGCCCCGCAATGCTCTGGGTCGCCGACATCGCCATGTGCGGCCCATCGCCATGCCTCACTCAGCGGGATCACGACCGGGACCGTTCTGCCGCGGGCGATAGGGCGCAGTGGGTGCAGCAGCACCATGCAGGGCTCTGGCAAGGGGCTTGCATCGGTACGGATCCACGATCCGACGACGACGATGCCATTGCGTTCGCCGTCGAAGTGCCGCCGACGCAGATCAAGGGCTGGTGCCTCGATCATGGCGCGGGGAATGAGCATTTCGGTCACGCAGTCAATCCTGACGTTCGGCGCGGCCTCTTGCTCGCGGAGTTGTTCTTGGGGTGGAGGAAATCGACGGACTGGCCCCACTGACGGAGGGCGTCGGCATAGTTCGAATAGCGGTCGTGCTCGGGTTCGTCGGTGAACGCATCGAGCCGGGCGTTGTACTTCTTGCGGTAGTTATCCATCGCCACGATGCCGTCGCCGCACTCGTCAGCGTCGAAATACACGTTGTGGCCGAGGGCCAGCCGGGTCTGGTTGATGCCGGTCAGCACTTCCTGCACGCGGGGCACAATCTCGAAGCGCAGGCCGGGCAGCAGCTCTTGCAGGAGCTGGACCGCACTCTTGCCGGTTTGCAGGCTCTTGTTGGCGGCGTCATGCGGCAGATAATGCGTGCCGGAAAGATTGTAGCCGGTGGCCAGCAGGAACTTGGCGTAATGCTCCAGGCTCTCCCCGCTGTTCTCGTATGCCTTGATGAAGCGTGTCTCACCCGCAACCTGCTGCATGAACCAGATTGCGGTGGTGTCATTCCAGCCCAAGTCCCAGAAGGTATGGACCGGCAGGCCGGTGGAATAGGGCACATGCCGGATTCGGCCCTCGGCCCGCAGCTTCTGCATCTCGTTGGCATAGTAGGCTCCCCGGATGCGACCCTGCCGCCAGAGGCCCATCAGCAGGGCATCGCGTTCCTCGGGCGGAAGCTGCAACAGGGCTTCGCGGTAGCCTGTGCCGCCCAGATGGGTATTCTCGGACAAGCGCGCCGGGATGAACTGGCGGAACATCGTCGTGATGGTGCCGAGTTCTTCATCCACGATGTCGACGGGAATGCAGGTTGCCTTCCCATCTTCCTGAATGCCCCAGCGTTCCATCACCCACTTCTGGCCGGGACCATCCGGGTTGGTGGTGGCCCGGATGTAGCGGGGCAGCGTCTTGTCGGTGCTGCGGCAGCGTGAGAACAGGTAGAGATAGCAGGTCGGCGTCGGCCAAAGGGTGAGTTCGTCAAAGCCGATGTAGTTCCAGGCCCGGCCCCGGTATTTCAGGCGGTCGCTGTCGTTTTGCAGATAGCCGAATTCGACCTTGGCACCGCTGGAAAAGGTCCAGACCTTTTCGGTGGAGTTGTAGGAGGCGCCTGGGTCCAGATCCTTGTAGACCTCCAAGCTGCGCCCGATCAGGTCGCGCAACTCGGGGAAGCTGCGGCGGAACAGGACGGCGCGGTGGTTGGGATTGTCGATGCCGTCATGTTGCAGGCACAGCGCATCAATCAGCAGGGCATCAGACTTTCCCCCGCCGGCCGCCCCGCCATAGAGCACCTCGAAGTCGTCGCATTCCAGAAATACGGCCTGCTTGGGCGTGGGCTTCCAGATCACCTCATAGGTGTCTGGATCAGCGTCCCACTCACCAGGGCGCAACATGCTCATTGAGCATCATCCTCGCGCCTGAGTGGCCGGGTTTCGATTGGCGCCTCGACCTTGGGCGGGACAAGGATCACGCGCACCTTGACCTTGTGGTCATGCTCGATGGGTTTCCCGCCCTTGCCGGTGTGTTCGACCGAGGACAGCGGCTTGCCATAGGCTCTGTCGAGAATAGCCGTTGCGGCTGACACACGCGCGGCCGGCGGCGCGGTGCGGCTTTTGGCAATCGTGACAAGTGCTTGCAGGGCGGCTTCGCCATGCTCTTGAGCCTGCTCGCGGATGGCCTTCTTGAGGACATTGTGAGCAGCAGGCTTTCGGCCAGCGCCGGGGCGCTTTCCGCCGCGCTTTTTGGGCGCGCTGATTTCCTCGTCTTTTTTCAATTCATCACCCATTGCCGGGCGACGTTCTTGAAGCTGATGCCCAAGACCGCTTTCGCGATTGTTCGCTGGCAGACGCCATGTCTTGCCGCCAATTGCCGCTGTGTTGCGCCACCACGGGCGTATTTCTCTCGGATGGCTGCGACTTCGGTATCGGTCAGCTTTGCCTGCGGGTGCTTTTCCCCGCGAATGGCATTCTTGACCTTGGCGTGTCGGCCTTTTCTGGTCATGTCGAGGTTGTTGTCGGCCCGTGTTCCGCCGAAAAGATGCGCGGGGTTGCAGCATCTCGGGTTGTCGCAAGAGTGGCAGACAGCTTCCGGCAATTTGCCGTTGGCGAGCCCGTAGGCAATCCTGTGCGCCAGCATCACTGACGAACTAGACCTCCCGACATGGAATTGTCCGTAGCCCTTGTTCAGGGCGCCAGACCACTCCCAGCATGATTGCGGGGATGGGCGGTCTACCTTGGACCAAAACCGTTCGACGTTCACCTGGTATTCCGCCGCGAAGGCGGCGTGATCTACGATGTTCCGCTCGTTGAGTGCTCCGACCTTGCGCGCCACGTCCTGTGCTCCATCCGCCATGTGGTGCACATTGTGCATCATTTTGGCGGACTCGGGCAATGGGGCTGAGGCTTGCGCTTAGCTGGGGGAACTGAATGGCCCGACAGGCAAGGTGAAATGTGCCTTCTACGCGCCCATGGCCAGCCTGATTGCGCGTTTCAGTCGGGCGACGACCGCATCCTGATTGATGCGGCCCCGCGGTGTGCAGGCAATGGTGAAGGCCATCGTATCGCCGTGTGGCAAGGTGATGCGCAGGAATGGATGGCCCTTGCCCGGATGGTTGACGACCTCGAAGCGCAGGCCGATCTGGTCAAGATAGGACGAGGCTGCGAGGTAATCGGGGTTCTTGCGAACCTTGGCGGCGATACGCATCCGGCTCATTCTGGCAACGCATATTCGACGACCCAATGGCCGCGCAGATACTGACGGGTGCGCGACAGTGTTCCTTGCCGCCACATTGCGTCCATCGTCTTGCTGACCATCATGCTCGGTTCGCCAATGGCCTTGGCTGTGCGCGCTGCGGTCAGCCTGGTTCCTGCCGGACTGGATTTGAAATGGTTCAGTACGGCCTCGGCGCGTGGCATGTCTGCGGTCGCCTTGACTGCCTGCTTGGCGAAGGGCCGGGCCTCTGTTGACCATGGTTCGGCGGGGAGACGAATTGGGGCGGAGGTCTGACCGAGGTCTCGGCGGATGGGGGTATAGTCGCGCACCATGACAGGCTGCATGTTCAATCCTCCTTGGCGTGGGTGAGTTGGTTGCCGATTGCGGTCCAGCCCGGTCGCGGTGCGCGGGCGAAAATCTCGACCTTGGACGCCTCGGGGAACCGGGCGTCGATAACTTCATGGATCCAGTCAGGCTTGGCGCTGTGTCGTCCCTGTGCGCCGGGAATGACGCTGGTGGGAAACAAGGCTGGCATTTCGCAGGGGAACCTGCCGCGCCGCCCGATCAGGACGATTTCGTGCCTGTTCCTTGCCCAATATCCTGTGCCGTTCCGCGCCTTGGTCCAGACCAGCTGCGACTTGTACCGGAAGCCCCACGAGCGCAGGACACGGAAGCCATGTTCGGCAAATGGCACCGTGACCCAGAGCAGCAATAGGGCGTTGGCGGCGGACATCGCCCGGATGGGCAGCGCCTCGATGTCGGCCAGCGGCATGGTGTCGTAGTGGCGGCGCGCATTGCGGCCCGGCTTGCTCTTGCTGTTGCCTGCGAAGTTCCACGGCGGGTCGGCCAGAATGATCTGGAAGCCGCCTGCGGGCCGGATTTCCTGCGCCTGCACGGCATCGCCGGGCCGCAGGGTGATGGGGTAGATGGTCATGGTGCTACCTCGCTCAGCTTGGCTTGAGCGGCTTCGAGGGCGGCGGTATCGGCGGCGTAGAAGCCATGCCACGGGCCGGGTTCGATGATCCTGCCCTTGGGATCGGTCCTGGCCATGCGATCCCGCAGGCGGCGGTAGAGGGCGATCCAGTTCGGCAGGTCGCTGGCCTGGATTGTCGCCCGCCAATCGGCCTTGGCGAGGATGATGCGCTTGCGGTCTCGGGTCGGGATGGCGCGAAGGGGCTGCCTCAAAATGCGATCCCCCGAACCTTGAGCGTTTCCGGCTCGACGAGCCCCATGGCCAGCAGGTCACGGGCCTGAACCGGGGTGACGACGCTGGGCGGGCAGTACCCGCCGCTGTTGATCATCCTTGCCTTGAGTTGCAGCACCTCGGCCTTTGACGGTGGAGGTGCATCGTTCCGCCGCTGGGCCTTCTGCGGCGCGGCCATGAAGCCGGAGAGAGCCTGCGGCGTTGCCGGTGGTTCCGGGTGGACCTCCCGGCTTTTCCGTGCCCGGTCGATGATGGCGTCCTCGGTCAGCCCGGCGATGAGCCATCCCGAGACGAGGTCGGCGGCCTTCGTGCCGAGCCATGCCCCCGGTATTGCCTCGGACTGGTATCCGCAGGCTGTCGCAATCTCTGACAGGAAATCCTGATCCACCGCCGCCATTGGTGGTGGAGAGGATTCTTCGTCAGAAGAATACTCTCTACCACCATATGTTGGGTTGTTGGGTTGTTGGGAAGGATAGTGCCGCGGATGGTTCCGTGGATCATCTGCGGATGCGTCTGCGGTGTTATCCGTGGATATATCCGTGGATGATGCCAGTTTGTTTGTTTTCAGTGCCTTGCGGGAATTTTCGCGTTTATCTTCGTCACGTTCCGCAGATCTTTTTTTGTCACTCTGGCGCTTAACCTCACGTTCAACGTAAGCCGCCTCAAATTTCAGGCGCTTCGAGAAGATCATGCCATCTTCGACCAGCATGAAGGGTCGGATGACGGGTCCGATCCGGGCGTTCCACAGCCGCGTGGACACCTTGGCGACCTGCGCCAGGCGGCGGTCATCGTCTGGCAGATCACAGCTTCGGCGGCGCCACATCGCCATCAGGATCAGCAGATAGGCCCCGACTTCATCGGCTTGCAGTTCCTGCGTATCGCGCAGGAAGGCATCGGCCCAGAGCGGGATAGGACGCTTGGCGCGGGCGGCCTGGGCATCGAATGGGGCACGCTTGGAGGAGGTCATATCATCACCCCCTGGACCTCTGGCGTGGGCGCCTCCCATGCCGCGCGCAGGCCGGCCTCCTTGGCGAATGAATGCTTCACGGTCCTGCTCTTTCGATCAGCACCACGACCACCTTGCCGTTTGGCCGGTGGGGTGGGTGGATGTGATAGGATGGACGCCATGTGGAATCGTCGTGCCTGATCGCCGCCGCGATACCGTCGCGGGCGTGCTTGAAGGCACCGATCATTCCGTCATCATCACGGGCGCGGTCATCCGGTGGATGGAAATGGACCTCGACCAGCGGGGGGTGGGCGAAGCGGCGCCGCCCGATGGCTGCCAGCGTCAGGATGCAGGCCGCTTCTTTTGCCTCGCGGGCCGGGCGCAGGTATCTGGACCAGTGCTTGCGGCGCTTGGCATTCGGCGTCAGGCGCTTGTCGGGCCATGGCAGGTCGATCTGGATCATGCCCGGATCTCCCTCACCGATGCCATGAATGCCCTTACGAACTCTGCCGCCGCGTGCGGGTTGATCGCATTGCCGTAGCCGCGCAGTCGTCCCACACGGGCGGAAACCCCATGAGCCAACGGGAATGTGCCGGATTCAACTGGCCGCCACTTTCCATCCCGGCACAGGAGCCAGTCAGGATCTGACCAGAAGCCGTCAGTCGGGCCGGGCTGTTCGCCGCCAGCATTGCGAAATCCATCAGATCGTTGCTGCGCTCCGGGTTCATGGCCCGCTTTGCCTGGCCGCCCCCCGAACCATCCGATGCCGCTGCTGTCGGCCATCCGGCAAGTTGTGCTTGCCGGGGTAGCTGGTCCAGCCGCAGCCGGGCCGATCCGTCCGGGTTCGTGGCCTCGATCGCCATACCGGGCGTGTCCTTCCAGTCCCGGCTGCTGGCTGTCGCCCAGCCTGCCAATTGTGCCGTCTCGGGCAGTGCCATCATGTTCTTGCGCGGGCCAACTGCACCGCCTTTCAGCGCATCCGTCGCCGTGCAAGTCGGCCAGCCAGTCAAGATCGACGGCTCCGAAGAACGTGCGTTGCCGGATGTGCGGGGCGCCGATGCCCGCAGACGGAATATCTGACGCCCCAACGGCGTATCGTGCCGCTTCCAGACGATCCGATAGATCGTCGAGCCACGCCCATGGAGGCGTGCCTTCAAATGCCGGTCGATTGCCCTTTGCAGCCGGTCCGAACACATCCGCGCTTGCGACCTGTTCGCCAAACAGCATTGGGGGGCGGGCGGCCCCGACCAGTCCTGCAAATTTGGGGGAGAGATGTCGGGGATCGTCTCGTCCAAGGCTCTTGCCTGCAACGCTGAACGGCTGGCAAGGCGGACTGCCTGTCCAGACCGGGCGGCAGTCTGGCCACCCGGCGAGGCGCAGGGCATAGGGCCAGCCGCCGATGCCCGCGAAGAAATGGCAGGTGCTGTATCCTGCCAGATCGGAAGATCGAACATCGAGAATTGACCGCTCATCTACATCCCCGTCAGGCAAGTGCCCGCGCGCGATCAGCTCGCGCAGCCATGCGCAAGCCTGCGGGTCATTGTCGTTGTAGTAAGCGCGGGGTGCGGTCATGCCCGCGCCGTCCGCTTCTGGATCGCGTAGCACCAACGCCGCATCGGGGTATCAACCCCGCCATTCGGGAACTGAACGAGGGCAAGGCCAATCACCCCCGCAACCTTTGCGGCGGTGGCGCACAGCTTGTCCGGGGCACAGCCATACAGCCCCTCATAATACACCAGCATCTTGCCCGGCGGCAGACTGTGGGCAGCGTCATGCAGGCTGTTCTGCCAGTCCTCCCAGTTCTTTGGCCGCTTCCACAGGACAATCTTGTCAGCGTGACGCATCACCTGACCCCCTTATTCCGATGATTGATTTTGGTTGCGCAGTCGCGCGAGGTATTCCTCCAGCGAGGCGGTGCGGGCCTCGGTGGCTTCGATCTGCCGCTCGATCCGCTCCGGCAGTCGGTAATCCTTGAATAGGAGGTTCGTGACAGTGCCGGGCTTCACCCCGGTCAGGTCCGCAGCCTCTTGAATGCGGGCTAGAACCTCCCGCAGATCGGCAGCTTGTCTGGGCGTCTGGTTGGCCATGCGTCAGCCGTCCAGTCGCAGAAAGTAGGCTGCGGCCTTGGCGCGGCGCTGTCGTCCTCGCCGCTCCGCGCGCCGGGCTAATGCCTCGTTCCAGCGTCCAAGCAGGTACCAGATCACCCTCATCCCTGACCCTCGATCCTTGTGAGAACAACTTCGGCGCCAGCGATCACGAGGACCGCGACGACATGGCGAAGCGAGGCGTCGTTCTCGCCACGCAGCCAGTTCTGGACTTGCCGAGACGACACCCCGAGAACTCGGGCGGCCTTGACCGCAACCTCGCGCTCGGACCTGCCCGGAAATGCCCGCCACAAAAGCGCGGCAAACCATGCACGCGCACCGTCAACACCCTGCGATTGCGCAAGATTTTTCATACAAACCCCTCCATGTTGCGCTGGTCAGAGGCAGAATCAGAGGGAGGGGTAGTTGGGTGTTTGAACCAGACGAGCACGGGCACCTGCCCGTCAGATTCTCGCTCGATCCGCAGCATGGTTTCCCTGCCGGGCAACTTCTTGCCCGCCAGAATCTCGCTCAAGAAGGAGCGGGACATGCCGAAGGCACGCGCCCAATCCTCTTGGGTCCGCTCGGGATGTTGCTTGGTATATTCGTTGAGGGTCATCATGGCGCAAACGTCGCACATAGCGACATTTCGTGCAAGGCGGATTGTCGCTATTATCGACGCGACATTCTGCGGCCTGTGTGGAAACTCAGGTCATGCGCTTCTTGATCCGACAACTGCGCCAGGAACGGCGCCTCACACTGGAAGAACTTGCCGAGAAAGCAGGGATCAGCCGGTCATACCTGAACGAACTTGAGCTTGGCGCGAAAACGATCAATGCGAACCGCTTGCAGCAGGTGGCGAGAGCCCTCGGGGTAGAAGTGACTGACCTTTTCGCGTCAGAGCCAACCCCCGTTGCTGTTGCTGGTCAGGTTGGCGCAGGGGCGCGTGTTCCCTTGGTCGATATGTATGCGAAAGGCGGGGGGCTGTATCACGTCGCTAGGCCACCCCAGTTGGCGGGGCAGAGTGTTGTCGCAGTCGAGGTGGAGGGCGACTCCATGGCGCCGATGTATCAGCCTGGGCACGTCCTGTTTTTCTCGCGCAACACGCACGAAGGTATCCCGGAGGAAGATGTTGGCCGTCCTTGTGTGGTCGAGGATGCAAGCGGCATGGCTTGGGTGAAGATGGTCAAGCGCGGCTCCGAGCCGGGGCGGTGGAACCTGATCAGCCTTAATCCTGACGCAGAGTCGGTATGGGATGTGCCGATCAAATGGGCCGCAAGGGTGCGGTTTGCGCTGCCAGCAGAGCTTGTAGAGAGGATATGAATGAGGCGGCACTTTTGCGCTGCGGCTACAGCGGTCTCATTTGCACTGGTATCGCCACCTCCGGTCTTCGCAGGTGCAATTTCAGATATACTCACTGCCCCATCTCACGGATCGCTTCAGGGTTTACTTCAGAAGTATGGTGACAACGGCTTGTGCCGGTCAATGCGGCGACGGTCGGGGGGCAACGTCTTTGCTGTCGACGTTTTGGATGACAGTGCGCTGCCGCCGCTGCGTGGTGAAATTAACAGGATTGCAGTGACTTACTACGTTCCAGTCAATGTTCTTCTGGCCATTGCATCACTGGCTGGAGCGGAAGATCGTAAGTCGATACTTTGCATTTCGGAAGTTTCAGGCAGAGAACTTGAGGCTTCTGTGGCACTTGGCCACGATCTGGCCGGGGCAATCTGCGCGAAAATTGGGGACAGCGCCAAGTGCGAGGCTGTCATAAAAGAAGCATATCGGATAGCTGATGTGATTGATCCAAAGCCCAAACCGGTGCCTGAAGTGCCGCAAGTGCGCCAGTCCGCCGACGATGATACGAAGAAGCGGCCTCGCCAGAGAAACGTGGAGACGGCGAGGAGATGGGCTATTCGCACCATGAATGACACGAGATCCTGCTTGGCTGGCGTCGAAAACGAGACGTTCGAGCTTGATGGAGATTGCGGTGCATCTTGGGACTACAACAGTAGGCTCAACCACTACCTTCAGATCATTGAGGGCCTACCTCCGCCGATCTATCCGTAGAAGTCTGGCTGTGATGCCCCGCACCGGCAGCACTTGATCTTAGAAGATCGTGAAACTCGACGTTGCCATCGCGTCGGATGCGCCATCCTTCGCTACCGTCTGACTTGTCGAACGCCTTCGACCTGATTTCGTCATGGTCCATTTTGGCCTCCTGATCTGGGTCTGAGCTAGCACATGCGTGATCGAAATGCAGCAGCCCCGCTTCGGCGGGGCTATCTGATTCGAGCATCAATGTCGCAGATGGCGACATTTTCCTTGACGTCTAATGTCGCCATATGCGACATATCGCCTGACCCCATTGTGGAGGACAGGGAATGTTGCACCGCCACCATGTTCAGCCCGGCACGGTGATGCTGGAACACGCGCTGGATGGCCTTGGCGCAAGCCCGCACGGCATGGCCTATGCCCTTGGCGCATGGATTGTTCGGCGGTTCGGCCCGGTGAAGGCCGGGCAGTTTGCCGATACCGTGGTCAAGGCAGTCCAGATCGAGATCCGCAAGGAGCAGCGCGAGGCGCCCTTTGTCGAGGTTCAGGATGAACCGGAGACGATCAGCGCGATTGCGGCGGATCTCGATACCAGCACTGGCATTGTCGCCCCATTGGCGGCGGGGCTGGCGGGGGGCACGCTTGCTCTCCTGATTTTCGGCATGGGCTGGGTGTCTGTCGACGTGACGACCCGTGCAGTGGAATTGCAGATTGCTGCGGGTGCTGCGGAATGGTGATGCGGCAACCCAGCCCTGCGGCGGAGCTTTACGCTTGGCATCGCGCTGCCGTCGCCGGTGAGGCCCCTCCGATCCATGATGGCCTTCCTGAATGCGGATGGTTCAAGCGCCGTCTCGTCAAGGGCGGCCCGTGGGTGCCGGTGCGCATCTTCGTGCGGCGCGAAATCGAGATGGATACCGGCGAACTGCTCGGGCCGGAAATCCTCGTGGCCGATGTGGATGGCAAGCTGGACGATCCGGCCCGCCACTGGACCTATCTGACTCCGATCACGCGGTCGGATTACGAGGCACTGCTGTACCGGCAAAGCATCGTGCCGGGCATGGCCGATTCCCAAAAACCCCTGGACCTGACAAAGGAGCCCATCCGATGGATGTGATCGAAGAAGGCCGCGCGCCCGCCGCGCCCGGACACAATAACCCCCCGCCATACGACCCTGACAAGCACGCCGATCTGGCAGCCCGCGTTGAGAAGTTCATGGCGACCTGCAACGAGGTGCGCGCGGCAGGGGAAATCACCAGCGAGGAGAATGCCCAGCACCTTTCAGACCTGATCGCCGGTTTGCGCGGCCTCAAAAAGCAGGTCGAGGCGCAAAAGAAGGCTGACAAGGCACCGCATGACGAGGCGGGTAAGGCAGTTGTGGCGGCGTTCAGCCCGCTTGAGGAGCGTCTTGAACGGGCAGCCAAAGCGATGCTTGTCGTCATGCAAGGCTGGCTGGACAAGAAGAAGGCCGAGGCCGAGGCCGAAAAGGCGCGTAAGGCGGCAGAGGCCGAGGCCGCACGCAAAGCCGCCGAGGACGCAGCCGCGCAGGCAGCCGCTACTGGCAACATCGACGCTGAAATCGAGGCCGAACGGCTGGCCAAGGAAGCGGCCAAGGCCGAGAAGCGGGCCGCGAAACAGGTGAAGGTCTCGGTTGGCAGTGCCACCGGCGCCGGGCGCACAGTCAGTACCCGGAAGGTGCGCAGCGCGGAAATCACCAACGCCCGTGCGCTGTTCTTGCGCTACGCCGATCATCCGAAGGTGCTGGACGTTCTGCAATCGCTGGCCAATGCCGATGTGCGGTCGGGTGAAATCACCGAGGCGAATGCTGCCCTGTTCGGGGTGAGCATTCGGGAAACGGCGGTGGCCGCATGAGCCTCGGTCGCACGATCACCATCGACACCTACGCGCGGCGCGAGGAAGGCGTCTATGGCGTGATTGTCGAATACGCCGGTCAGGCGCCGATCCTGCTGGAGCGTGAGGGCTGCGACTCGTCGTTCCGGTCCTGCATGGAGCAAGTGGAGCGGATCAGCACGGACAGGCGCGCAATCCGCTACTGCATCGTCCGTCTTGTGCCGATCGATGGCAACGAACTCCTGCTGCTCGACTTCGAGCGGCTTCAAGCCTTCAACAAGGAATCCGAAGAATGAACACCGCCCTCATTGCGGCGCCGCAGAATCCTGCGCTGTCGCTGCTCATGGACGTCCAGAAATTCGAGCACATGCAGCGGATCGGCAGGATGTTTGCCCTGTCCCCCTTGTTCCCCGAACACCTGCGCAAAGGCGGGCTGGATCCTGCCACCGCCAACGCAGTGCTGGTGCTGAACATGGCGAACCGGCTGAACGAGGATCCGCTGACGGTCGCCCAGCAAATCTATTTCGTGGGTGGAAAGCCGGGCTGGTCGACCTCTTACATGATCGGCAAGGCCAACCAGCACGGCGTGTTCCGCGATCCCATTGATTGGGAAGTGACCGGGAAAGGCGAAAGCTTGTCCGTCACCGCCTTCGGCATCCTCAAGGCCACCGGCACGCGGGTTCAGATCACCTGCGACATGGCGATGGCCAAGGCCGAGGGCTGGACGAAAAATCCCAAGTACCAGTCCATGCCGGAGCAGATGCTGCGCTATCGCAGTGCCGCGTTCCTGATCCGCCTCTACTGCCCGGAGGTGATGATTGGCGTGCCCATGCAGGTCGAGAATGAACTCGAGACCATGCGCGACGTGTCACCGAATGATGCGCCCGTGGTCGAGGCCAACAAGGAACCACCCGTTGAAGCAAAGGCCGAGGAGGCGGTCGAGGCCGATCCCCCGCGGCGCAGCAGGCACGAGATCCAGAAGGAATTTGCACGTCAGCAACGCACGGCATCCGAAAAGCCCGCGCCTGCCGAAGCCGTAAGGCAGAAGGAACCCGAAGGGCCGACCGAGGCCCAGATGCAGGGCCTGCTGGATCTGATGCTGGCCGAACTGGCACAGGCCGGGCCGGACGTGGTGCGTTCGACCTATTCTGAACAGATCGACCTGATGCGTCGGGCATTTCCGAACCTTCACGCCAAGCTGGCGACGGCGCTGGATGGCCCCCAGCCGCAGGACTCGATGGCCCAAGGTGGCCTGTTCCAGGGTGAACGGAGCAACGAGCCGGACTTCCTCTCCACGCCCATCGCGCGCCAGTTCCTTGCCGATGTTGATGCCGTTGGCTTGCAGGAGGCGGTCAGTCTGCATGAGCCGTCGCTTGAAAATCTGCGGCGCACCTCTGCCGAAGGCTACCGCGCACTGATCCGCAAGGCCGAGGACATCGAGGCCTCGGCTTGATCCGCCGCCCGGCCTTCGGGCCGGGCCACACCCTCGCGTAGCAGAGAGCATTCCGATGAAACGGCGGAACTGGACCAAGGCGCAGCGGGCGCGACTCTATGAGGCCCATGCTGGCGTCTGCCATATCTGCGGTGAACCCATCGACCTCGATACCGACCGCATGGAGGTCGAGCATGTGGTTCCCCTCGCGCTTGGCGGGGCAGACGAATGGTCGAATGTCCGACCGGCCCATGCCTCGTGCCACGCCGCCAAGACACGGGCCGATGTGACCCACATCGCCAAGGCAAAGCGCGTCAACCTGAAACACACCGGCCAGTTCAGGCCGCCAAGGCGCATCGTTCCGGGCTCCAGGACGAGCCGGTTCAAGAAGTGCCTGAACGGCACGGTGCTTATTCGACAGAAAGGAGCCCCCAATGCGCGGGCATGAGACACGGCGCCGTCCATTGAAAATGTCGCCGCTGATGATGACCAAGGCCTACTTGATCTGGGCGCACTGCCAGTCGCGCGGCTGGGGGCAGTCCTTCCAGAGCGTGGCCGATGCACTCGGTTTTCCCCGGCAAACAGTGATCAGCATTGCGCGGGGCAAGGGGTGGATTGGACGCTTCCGGTCCGAGACGCCCAACGCCATCGACGTGCCCCTGATCGGTGAGGATCAGGAAGTTTCCCTTGAACCCCAATCCGCGCCCCGCTGGGCGTAAGCAGGAGCCGCAGTGATGAGCAATCCGACCGATGCCTATGCGGTGACCGCCGACGAACTGCGCCAGTTCATCGAACGTGCCGAACAACTGGCCGCCGAAAAGAAGGACATTGCCGAACAGGAGAAGGAACTGTTCGCCGAGGCCAAGGGCCGGGGCTACGACACGAAGGTGATGAAGAAGGTCATCGCCTTGCGCAAACGCAAGCCCGACGACATCGCTGAGGAAGAAGCGGTTCTGGATATGTACCGGGCCGCCCTCGGGATGGGCTGACCATGCCCAAGTACCTCGCCACCGTGAAGCAGGTGATCGTCGTCAAGGTGACGGTCCATGCCGCGAATGAAGCGGTCGCCAAAGCACGCGCGGAACAGGTTGTCAGGGGTTTTGCCAAGACGACCGGCGCCACCACCCTCAAGGTTCAGGAGTTGTAGATGGCAGATCTTGCCGCCTCCCTTTCGCAGAGACTCGCCAGCACCGCCACGGGCTACGCTGCCGTGATCGACGGCATTCTGAATGTCAGAACGGTGACGGAAACCCGCAACATGGCCGCCTTCAATGCCATGTTGGTGCAAGGTCTCCAGGTCGTATCGACCTGCCAGAACGTGGATTGTGATTGCATGGTCAAACTGTTGTCGCAGTTGCGGCCGGGCTCAAAGATCGTTGCCGTGCAGGTGGGGGTCGCCAATGCGTGACGGCCCGATCCGCTGCGTCCAGATCGGCGCACATTCCCTGGCCCAAGGCCCTGTGACCACCACGCCGGTCAATCCAGCCGATCACCGTCCCATGACGGTGCGGACCGGAGAGACCAGCACCGCGACCGGGCTCCCGGTCCCGAGCCTCAGAAAG